GGTAGATTAATCTTCCAGTATGCATCATTCAACAACAGTAGAAGTCTTCACTTCTTCCTTGCTGTATTCCCTGTAGTCTGTGTATGGTTAACCTCTATGGGTATCTGTACAATGGCATTCAACCTTAATGGATTTAACTTCAACCAAAGTGTCGTAGATGCTAACGGTAAAGTTGTTCCTACATGGGGTGACGTGCTTAACAGAGCAAACCTAGGTATGGAAGTTATGCATGAAAGAAATGCACACAATTTCCCACTCGACCTTGCTGCTGCTGAGTCAACACAAGTTGCTTTAACAGCACCATCTATCGGTTGACATAGATACTTACATATAATACAATGGAGACCTAAGGGTCTCCTTTTTATTGCAATGAATTATAATATAGATCCAATCTATCCTACCCCTGTCTATTGGTCATACGTTGACAACTTTAACTCCATACAGAAGGAGTTGCAATCAGCAGTAGATAAGATAGACTTTCAAGGTGTCCGAGGATGGGGTACAACTCACCTACTATCTGACCCAGACTTTAGAGAGAATGTGTTAGAGAAGTATGAGTGTAATCTTTTTATAGAAGAATTAACTAAACATTTAAAACAATATCTGTATCATATTAAGTATGGTAATCCAGGTCAGTGGAAGATACAAGACTCTTGGTTTGCTAAGTTTAATAAAGGACACTATGCACACATCCATTCACATGGACATGCAGATATAGCAGGAGTATATTATTTTCAGACTAACAATGAGGATGGTACTATATTCTTTGAAGCACCATCAAAATGTATGGCTAATGCTAAGTGTTATAGACCACCAAGATACGAGCAGAGGGCTGAAGCAGGTAAGATATTATTTTTCCCTGGTTGGTTAGAGCATGGAGTTACAACCAACACATCAGATGACAGTAGAATAAGTTTATCATTTAATATATGGTTAGAAGCATCAGGTGGCAGTGAAATATGGAGAGAATAGGTATCATAGGTAAAGGATTAGCAGGTGTTATCACTGGACTAATTTGGAAGACCCATCTACCTGAGTGTGAGGTGACTATCTATCACGATGGTTCACCAATTGAACCTGTAGGGTCAGGGTCATGGCCTAACATCTTAAGACTATTAAATGAGGTTGGTTGGTATCATCCTAAGCATTGGATGACATGGGATAGGATGGACTTCGACCAGACTCCTAAGACAGGTATATTATATGAGGGATGGGGTTACAACCATAGATGGTTCCATGACTTTGGTATCAGTGAGTATGCTATGCACTTTGACCCCGAAGCATTCACAAACTATTGGTGTAAGTCAGGTCTGTTTAATGTAGTAGAGGAGCATGTAACACCTGATGACTTAATGGATGATTGGATCTATGATTGTAGTGGGACACCTGATAATTTTGACAACTATTATACTCTAGAGAATCCATTGGACAGCGTGGTATTAGGTAACACCTTACCCATTAAGAGTGAAGTTACCAGGGCAGTCGCCACCCCAGATGGATGGTGCTTTGAGATACCTCTTCGTAGTAGTACCACTTATGGGTATCTTTATAGTACTACTACTACAAAAGACGAGGTAGCGGTAAAAAACTTCCGTGACCTATTTAAAGTGGCCGAAACCAAGACTAGGAGATTCAAAAACTATTGTGCGAAGATGCCAGTAGTTTCTGATAGAGTATTTCTCAACGGAAACAAATACTTTTTTATTGAACCACTAGAGGCGACAAGTATCACAGGGTATATGTATTGGGTGGATAGTACCATAGAATATATCAGAGGGAAGCAAACGAAGGAGCAGATAGTCTCTGATAACTTGGAGATGATTCAACAGAATAGTAACTTTTTATTGTATCATTATCAGTATGGGTCTAAATATAATAGCCCCTTCTGGGATTATGCGAAAACGCTGACAGTAAATGACATAACATTCTGGAATCTGATCAGTGATTCATTTAAAGGAGATTGGAAAGCTAAACTTAATAACAATTACTCCTATTTCAACCATCATTCTGTTATAATGGCTCACTATAACCTCATCGGTAATAACTTTGAGGATATGTTAAAGACTAAGTTAAACAAATGACAATTCTATTAATACTAGGAGCAATCACTGCAACAACAGCGATGCTCTGTTACTATGACCCAAATTTTAACCCCTAAATATTCATAGGTTATTATAATTATACATGGCTCATGGTCAGTCCATAAGAGACATAGTACAGCGATGTTACACAGGGTCAGTGCCTAATGCACCTAACCCACTTGATCAATTAAACCCTAACATCCCTGCCGAAGCAACAACTGGACCTGTAGCACCTACAGTATCTCCTGCCGAACTAATTCAAAACTTAGTTGGCAGGTGTTATAGTGATCCACCTGGGTTGATGCCTAACCCACTGGACTCACAGTTTCCTACTGTTCCTTTTGTAGCACCAGAAGTTGAGCCTATTCCTACACCTGCTGAAGTCATTCAGAATTTGGTGCAGAGATGTTACCCCGACCTACCTACATTAGAACCACCCCCTGATGACCTACCTGATATGTACGATGGGTCATGGGACTTAGGTATTCTTAAGGAAGTTACAGACCTCGTTGGTATTCCTTTACCTATAAAAGACACCAAGATAACACTAGACCCTATCAAACCTGGTGTTCCTTGGATGAAGATAAGATTTGGTGGTGATGATGACCAGTGTGACATCGTAAGAGAGATGTTATCTAAAGATCCAACCTCACTCACTGAGTTGGAGGATGGATTCTGGCAAGACAAAGATGGAGAGAAATATTATTGTCCTGATGACCTAGGTCAAGGAGATCCCTTTGATGATTGTGTAAGGAATGCACTTGAGTGTATGTTTAGACCTTACTTTGGTGGTCAATGGAAACCTCCTGCTGCAAACTGTAGTAGTTACTGGCCTAATGGATGGAGTGGTAACAGAGATGAGATATGTGTAGAGAATTGTTTCCCTGATAGACTGCCAGTTTATGAGTCAACGTATGGCTCAGGGACATTATCAACATCATTTGATGGCTCAGGTAATTTAGTTGCTACTGGTACTGGTAGTGCTGTTGTGGTACTATGTCTGCAATGGAATGATAATCCCAACACCTATGGCGTTGCCATTAACAGCATTCAGATTGGTGGACTGACGTTCACAAGGTCAGGTAGGTCAGGTGAGCAGTATGAAACACTACAACTCACTGGTCCTGGGACTACATCAATTACTATGAATGGTAACTCTGGTGGGTTTACTATTGTTGATAACGGTAGAAGAATATGTATGAAAGACTTGGATGGTAACGATTGTAATGCTAACTTCACTATCGTATCTACTAACAACGGTGCTGACCATGCATACCATACACAATCGACTCCTCCACCAGGATATGTCTTAACCAAACAGACCCCAGTCTTTTGGGTATTAAAAGATGAAATAAAAGGTGTAACTGTACCACTATTCAGATATTTTAGTAACACTCAGGAAGATACATTCTTAACTACTAACCCAGGTCAACCTGATAGTCCTGGTGCAGGTGAGAGAGTGACTATGGATAATAGTGACATGGTATTCCAAGAGGTAATAGGACATGTCTTTGAGACATCTAATAAGATGTCCAGTTATCTAGCAGAGAAGGAGACAGCAGCACCATTGCATAGATTATGGAGTCCTGATCCATTTAACCACAAGTATACTATCACTGGTGATTTTACAGGTGGTATGCCAGTGCAGGTACCAAACAAGTGGGTGTATAAGATACCTTCAGACCCTAAGGGTGACTTGCAGATAAAGATGGACGTGGAGCATGGAAATGCAGGGTATCGAAATACTATGGGATTCTATCTTGCAAATGAGAATGGTCCACAGTGGGGTGTGATTACTCAACCACTCATAAGGAGTGGAGTTAACCTTACCGTGTCAACTATACCTAGTGAGCAATTACAAAACTTTGCAGGTGGTACCATGGGTTTCTTCCTCATATCTAATGGTGCACAAGTTAATCCAACCTTCCAAGTCAACCAAGTCATTGATTTTGAACCACTAAATGCTCCTTACAGTGGAGGATTCAGAGGCGTTGGTATTAATTCATCTCAGAGTAACTACTGTCTCTTTGGTGACAACGAGTGGAATCCTATGAAGAAGGATCAAACCAAGTGGCATGGTAGAAGTCATCAATTCTGGGAGGACTTGATAGCAGGTGATGATGATTACAATGACCTTAAGATATGGCATGATGTAAGATATACTTTTGATGGTTACACATACGAAGGTATTCAATGCTATGTGTATCCTACTGCTGCACCTGAGAAAGTCTTTAGGAAATTAAATAACGAGACCAAGTGTGAAAGCCGCATCATTACTCAGTCATTCAAGACAGTTATAATGAGAAGGCAGGATTGTGGTACCAAACTACCTACCTTCCAATCAAATGACGTTGACTGGGAGTGTGGTGAGTGTAATGGTGCTTACTCAACCGAGTTGAATAAGACTCAGACTATAGCAGCAAAGGCAGGTGGTACCTTCCGAATGATATCGATGGGTGGAATCACAGGTGGACTGCAAGGTGACTGCACTAAGTTTACTATAAAAATGCAGAAGAATGGTGTAGATTTATTCACCAAACAATTTGAAGCAAAGTATTGGCCTAACATAGGTGCAGACCTATGGGATGGTGATATATCATTAAGTCCTAATGATACTCTTACCTTTGAGGTCGTAAGTATTGACACAGGTCCAGTTACAGGTGACATATCATTAGAGCTTGCCATGTTTGACAAGGCAACTAATAACTTTGACAGTGTGTTTAAGTTACAATTAGGTACCGTCTCTGGTGATGATGTCCAAGGATCGACAGCAGGTAACCCAACTAATAATCCTATCAATAAATCTGACGTGGGATTTGTCCAAGGATTTGCTATGCAATTCCGTCCTACTAACAGACAGGAGTTTGAGTGGGAGCCTGGATCTAAGTGGAGTGAGACTTGGAATGATGATAACACTCCAGACCCTGGATATCCATGGACTAATGTATGGTCAGGTGGTGTACCAATCGCTATGCATGGTACCAACCAAGCAAACCCAGACATACCAGGCAACAGCAGGTATACTAACAACCCATTGATGCCCAACATTCCAGGAGGATACATTGATACAGGATATACTTTCGATAAGTCTGATTACTTCAGCGATACAATTCTACCTTCATATAATTACAGAAACCTTACAGGTGTTTACAACCACCTCTTAGAGGAGCATTTAATTACTAGGTTTGAAACACTGAGTGGTAGTAGTATCCCTAGCAGTCAGAAAGATACATTGTTAACGAGTGCTCCAACTACGTTTGCAAAGCTAGGACTGCCATGGTATACTGTAGGTCAGAATAAGACTGCGGGTTATCAGACAGATGTTAACTTTGTATGGGATGGATGGCAACAGACACCAGTAAGAGATACATACTTCTCACCCATCACATTCATACATGACTATACTCTTGATAACTATCATGGCACAGGTGGATCCAACTACGCTGATGCATGTAAGATACGTGTAGGAATAACATTCTATCCAGTATATTTTAATGCTACAGGGTCTAGGACAGTCCATTACTGGCAAGCAGTTATAAATCCCATGGAAATTATAAATACTGGCTCAGGTTACACTGAAGCATGTGAATTTATATTGACATGGCCTCCAGTAAGAGAACCTGCTGTTGAAGATGCAACGCAGACACCTTACTTCCCTGACCAAGAGGCAGGGTTTAAGATGCCTAGTCGTCCGTTACTATCATGGTTTGAGGATGACATCTTAGTTAAGAGGACAGCTAAGGAAGCAATCTATCAGGAGTCACACAACAAAGACTCAATGCTATGGTATCTTTCATCAGACTCTACTAAGTTTAGAGTTAAGTTTAAAATAATAATCACAGAGGTATCAACATAATGTCAAATGGTTTTGCAGCAGAGAGGTCGTTAGAGAAATCATCTAAAGAGTTAAGGACACTTAAGAGAATCATCGAGAAGTATAAGGATGACCCTAAGGGTAAGAAGAAGATGCTCAAGAAGATGCAGAAGTATTGGAGGAGTCCCCTTGCCGAAGTGAAGTCATTGGAATACAAACCGAAGGGTGATAGCTGGACACCCCCAGAAGATTTGCAGGACAATTTGAAACTGATGGCCGAATATATTGACCCAAGAAAAGAAGAGGGTGAGGCCGATCCAGAAACTGTCCTAACAGATGACCAAGAGCAGGAGTTACGTGCTATGATGACTAAAACAGACAAGAGAGATGATTAACCTCGATGAAAAATTTCACCACTACTTAGAACTAGGCAAGACATTGCGTATTGATGGAGTGAATGAAAGACTAAGAGGTTATGGATACCATTGCGATGGTAACGATATAAAAGGATACTACCTCACAACTGACAACTATAAGTTGTTCTATAATATGAATGAACAATTCATTAGAATGGTTCCGATTCGGGAACTGTCACAAGAGGGGGTTGACGGATAACCGAAAGGTGTGTTAGTATAAATACTTCTTAACAAAGGACTCGAAAGATCGTAACCCTGCGTTGGACAAAAAAGTATCCCATGTCGGGGATGCTATCATCCGCAGGGTCTTTTAGTATCCTTGCGAGACACTTAAACAAAAACATGTCAATCAAATCAACAATCGCAGCTCTTGCTGCATCACCTCTACTAATCTCTGGAGCCGCTTTTGCTGGTCCATATGTGAATGTAGAAGCTAACGGTTCATACCCTGATGGGGAGTACACAAGTGGAAACCTAGAACTTCAAGTCGGATACGAAGGAGAGACTCCTGGCGGACTTGCATGGTATGTATCTGGTGGTCCTACAGTTAGTCACACTGAGTCTACAGATGACTTCGGTGACGTTGAGTTAGCAGGATACCTTGGTGGTTCTTACCCAGTAACTGAGTCTGCATCTTTCTACGGTGAGATCTATGGACAAACTGCTGATAGCGACCTAGACTTCGCAGGTAAGATTGGAACTAAGTTTACTTTCTAAGTTTCAACCTCCATACAAACTAAATACAAAGGGTCACAGAGTGACCCTTTTTTCTTTCCCACTTATAATACTATGGCCGAAAAGAATCCTGGTAACACCGCCATCTATACTAGAGAAGGTTGTCCCTACTGCACAAAGATTAAGGAAGTTTACAAATCTAAGGGGTGGGGCTTTGCAGAATACAAATTAAATGTTAACTTTACTAGAGAGCAGTTTAAGAATGAGTTTGGACAACAGGCTACATTCCCTCAAGTAATCATCTCAGGACAAAAGATGGGTGGTTGCACAGAAACTGTTAAATACCTCCGAGAAAACAAGTACGTATGATGAGTGACGCTAACCCTGAGGAACTTTATACTATTATTGACAGAGCAATCGACGAAGCAATGTTTAATGGTAGATTCCTACTTAATATGAAGTCGTATCTTACTGGTAACAAGTGGACACGCAAACAAACAGGTGAATTAATTGAATCAAGTTCAATGGGTGAGTTGAAACAAGCAGTGACCGAGTTGTCTCAATACATTGCAAGGGATAAGTATATGTCTGAAGCATACACACACTTACCCAAACCACAAGCGAGAAAGATTAGGAATTACTTTGATACACTTGTCAAAGATGCACAAGTATACTATGATACTCGTAAACCTGGTAGACCTCGTAAAAAGTCTACTAAATAAAAAAAATAGTAAGGGAGAAATCTTATGGCAGATGTTTCATTTTTGTACATTGCATTCTTTCTAACTATAGGTAGTTTTTTCTTGGGTTTCATGCTATCATGGAACCTAAAGGAAGTCTTCGATACTTGGGTCGCTAAAGCAGACTACGCTGAAGTAGTGATGCATCCAGAGATGCAAGGTGAAGATGGACCAGTAGAACCTTCCGAGTTGATATACTTGCGTATTCACAACGAAGATGATATACTTGATGATGACGACGAATAAGTTATGAAATTAATGATTTCTGAGGTACTTCAGAAGGCACATAATGCAAAGACGAAGGCACAAAAGATAAAAATATTACAAGACAATAATACTCCTGCACTCAGGTCAATATTTGTTATCAATTTTGATGATAGTTTAGAGGCACGTGTTCCATTAGGTGAGGACGTACCTTATCGTAAGAACGATGCACCTAAGGGCACAGAGCATACATTGTTAGAGAAAGAAGCATCTAAACTATACTATTACTTCGTAGGTGGTGCAGATAATGTATCTACTATGAAGATAGAGGGTATGTTTATCAGACTACTTGAAGGACTCCATGAGGATGAAGCACAGGTAGTAATTAAAGCAATCAACAAGACACTTCATAAGAAATACCGTATTACACATGCAGTAGTCAAGGAAGCATTTCCTTCTATTGAATGGGGTGGTAGAGGTAGAACATATGCTGTGGTATAACAATGAAATTAACTGATGAGCAGATTGCTGAGGTAAACTCTAAAGGTTTAGGGTGTTCCGTTATTAAATCTGGTATCTCACCTGATGCTGCTAACGATAAGACGTTACCAACTAATGCGTATCTAATGGAGTTAGCAAAGGACGGTGAGACTTGGTTTGATCTTGTTATGGGTAACTCAGTTGATATATTTGACACATACTATGACATGCTAGGTGATGTCATTAAAAAGATGTCCTACACTAAGGGCACAAGATCTCCAGGGATGTATACTAATCCCTCAGCAGCAAAGAAACCTAAGAAGAATAAAAAATGACAGACCCAACGTATAAAGCATCACTACTCAAACTTCTCAAGGAGTTAGCATACAAGAAGGGTAACTTCAAACTATCATCTGGTAAGGAGACTGAGCATTATATTAATTGTAAACCTGTCACATTATCATGTGAAGGTAACGCACTTCTATCTACCTTGATGGTAAAGAAGTTAGACGAAGGATCCTCAGCAGTAGCTGGTCTTACTCTAGGTGGTGACCCATTGGTTGTGGGTGTAGCACAGAGAGCATTCTATAGAGGAGGACACATCGATGCCCTTATTATTAGAAAGAATCCTAAAGACCATGGGACTAAAGAAGTAATTGAAGGTCCGAAACCTGAGAAAGGTGCGGTCATTACGGTATTAGAGGATGTAACTACCACAGGTGGTAGTGCTATGAAGGCAGTAAATATACTAAGAGGTGCGGGTTATACGGTTAACAAGGTGGTTGCTATCGTTGATAGGATGGAAGACCATAAGATATGGGAGCACAATAAGATAGAGTTTGTATCCCTGTTTAAATTGGAGGATATAATAGAATGACAGTATACTTTGACCCTAGGAAACCTAAGAAATCTCCTGAGGAAATGACAGAAGAGGAAAAGAATTATGAGTTGGGGAAATCAGTTGTGACAGCAGTTGCTAACTTAACAGTAGTACCATTGGTTCTTATGCTAGTATGGAATGCAGTCATACCAGGCATCTTTGCCTTACCTACATTGACATACTTTAGTGCACTAGGTTTGTATGTAATCGCTAAACTATTATTGAAGACACATGACTAATTCACATCCATTGAGTGACAAGTTAGAAGATAAGATAACTAATGAGACGTATGGTTTATTCCCAACACCTGTTAGTAAATTCACAGTACCTAACCATGAAGAGTTGAAGAAGGAGATACTTCTATGGATGAAGGACAATGAGATACTTAAGAAATCTGGCAGAGAAAGTATCACACACAATGTAGTGCAGGTAGGAGAAAATAATAAACTATTGAGAGATTTACCTGATGTTGCAGCTGCATTTGAAAGTGCTGTTGTCCTACACAATGACAACTCTATGCACTATAAGTTTAACCTAGGTGTTAATGAATCATACTTAGAGATAGCACAAGAGGGAGCAATCTATGCACCCCATGAGGTATCAAACTGTTTGTATCATTCAATCTACCTTGTTAACTTTGACCAGAATAAACACAGCAGTTATAAGTGGAGAAAGAATGTAGGGTCAAATCATTATCCTATAATGCAGGTAGATTCTAGTCAGATTACTCCATATAATATGACAGAAGCTACATTTAATATGAGTGAAGGTGATATTATAACCTTCCCTGCTAATTTAACCTTCGGTTATGATAGTAACACTGCAAATGAATTGTTTACTATCAGTGCTAATATAGTTCCTACTACTGAAAAAGAATGACTAAAGTATGTTTAGTGAGTGTGACTCCCGATGCGGAGAAAACTATAGGATATGTTGCAAGAGTATCTAATCCAAACAATCAAGACAATCCAAAGGTAGATAAACTACTAGCGTATTGTATCAAGCATGGACACTGGTCTATCTTTGAGCAAGCACACATGACGTTGGAGATTAATACGACACGTGGTATTGCAGCACAGATACTGAGGCACAGGTCATTCACATTCCAAGAGTTTAGTCAGAGATATGCTGATGCTAACCTACTTGAGAAGCCAGTGATACCTGAGCTACGAAGACAGGACACCAAGAATAGACAGAATAGCATCGATGACATTCAAGAAACGACGAAGGCATTTTTACAAGGCCGAATCTCTCAGTACTTTGCTGAAGGGATGGATCTATACAATGAATTACTCCGTGAGGGGGTTGCGAAGGAGTGTGCGAGATTTGTTCTCCCGCTAGCTACACCAACCAGAATCTACATGACTGGCAGTGCTAGGTCATGGATGCACTACATACAGTTACGTACCGCTAACGGTACACAGAAGGAGCACATGGACGTAGCAAACCTATGTCGAGACCACTTCATCTGTAACTTCCCTACAATATCTAAAGCATTAGGATGGTGTCCTGATGTAGAGGACTGCGATTGCAGTTATGATGATACATGGGGAGACACACAACCTTGTTTACGAATAGACTAATGCCAACATATCCAGTAATAAATAATAAAACAGGGGAGACTAAAGAACTCTCAATGTCCATGACTGCTTATGATGAATGGAGAAAGGACAATCCCGACTGGGATAAAGACTGGTCCAAAGGGACTGGTGGAGTTACATATGGAGTTCCGAAACAATCGGATGGATTTAAAGAAGTAATGAGTAAAGTCCAAGAGAAACATCCAACTGCGAACCTGTCGAGGTACACATAAATTATGCCAGTACGTAAGAAGAAGAACGGCAACGGTAACGGAAACGGTACCGTATCAAGAGCAATGAAGAAGAAACCGCCCATCAATCTTGAGCATCTCAGGACTATAACTCCATTGACAGACCATCAACAAGATGTCTTCAATGCGTTTGCTGATGGAAAGAATCTTGTATTACATGGTGCAGCAGGTACTGGTAAGACATTTATCAGTCTCTACCTAGCACTACAGGCAGTATTAGAACCATCTTCTCCATACCAGAGAGTATATATTGTTAGGTCTCTTGTCCCTACAAGAGAGATCGGATTCCTACCAGGTGATGAGGAAGACAAGTCTAACCTATATCAGACACCATATAAAAACATGGTGCGATACATGTTTAACATGCCTGATGAGGGAGCATTCAAAGTATTATATGAAAACCTAAGAAACCAAGGATCAATAGACTTCTGGTCTACTTCTTTCTTGCGTGGCATAACACTTGACAGAGCTATTATAATAGTAGATGAGTTCTCTAACCTAAACTTCCATGAGTTAGACAGTATTGTCACTCGTGTTGGTCAGGATAGTAGAATTATATTCTCAGGAGACTACATGCAGTCTGACCTAGTAAAACAACAAGAAAGGTCAGGAGTCTTAGACTTTATGAAGATTACTCAGTCAATGGATGCATTTAGTTGCGTCGAGTTTGATATAAGTGATATAGTAAGGTCAGGATTCATTCGAGAATACCTGATAACTAAAATTAATATGGGTTTTGATTAATGTTTAAACATATAGGTCCAGCAGTTCCCATAAAAGAACTGCAGACTCGTACCATGGACTCTGGTCGTTTCTATAAGATAGAGGATGCCTGGTTGCCAAGTGTCACAACGGTTGTGTCAAACGCAACAAAGCATGGTATACTACAGTGGCAGAAGCGAGTTGGTTTCGCTGAAGCAGAGAAGGTCAGACGTGCGTCAGCATGGCGAGGCACTCAGTACCATAACTTAGTGGAGCATTATCTTAACAATGAATTGGAAAAAATTGAGGAAAGCGAAGGTCTTCCCAAGTACCTTTTTAGGGCTGCTCGTGAGACTCTTGATAGGATTTCTGATGTTGTTGCTCTTGAAGCCCCTCTTTTCTCTCGTAATTTGGGGATTGCTGGCCGTGTTGATTGCATTGCCAGCTTTGATTCTGAACTTGCTATTATAGATTTCAAGACAACAAAGAATCTTAAGAAAGAAGAGCACCTAGAGAAATTTTTTGTGCAAGAAGCAGCATATGCTTACATGTATTATGAAATGACAGGTGTGGAGGTAGATAAACTTGTCACCTTATCTGTTGCTGAAGATGGTACTACTCAGGTAGTGCAGAAATATGATAAGATACCTTACATAGACACCCTCATAGATTGGATTAAATTATACCATGAAGAAATCGGAACTGATACACTATAGACTTCAAGCAATGCTACGAGAGAATACCTTCAGTGATTTGGAATACTTGGGTGTTAAAGAAGATAGCATTGGTATCCCACAGCATTGGTATAATATTGGTGGACATGAGGTACCAGTTGATTCTATAGAAGAGTTAGAGAGTGTAGATGAAGAGTGATGTCCTAAGCGTACCATTCTATAAGTTCTACTACCCTGAGGAGAAGAGAGATGGTGTGCTACAGACCCTTAAAGGTCTTAGCTACAGACACAATGACACCAACTGGATTTGGGATGGGGTACCTTTGGATGGTGTAGGAGGCAGTGACCTCTATAATATACCTGACCTCAAGGATCTTTTCGACTGGATGCAAGACTGCATGGCCGAAATCGAGGAAGATATGGGTATCACTACAAATATGGTGTGTAATTCTGCATGGGCTAATCTAAATAAGACTGGGGAGTGGTTCTTTGACCACACTCATTCAAATTGTTTTATGTCCAGTAACTATTACGCATCAGGTGATTACAATGACGTAACACATTGGGTGCATCCTAATCCATGGTTTCACTACTCTAATATATGGCCTTGCGGTGCATGGACAGAGGAGAAATACAACCTAGTCCACAATGAACCTACCGAACCAGGTAAGTTTATTGTATTTCCACCTGCTATACAACACAGAGCATTGCCAAATACATCTAAAGATGATAGAATAACCATAGCAGCAAATTGGTTCCCCACAGGACTAATTAATGCAAGTGGAGTATCCCACCTAAACGTTAAAGTTATACAATGAAAGAGATAGAGGATAAGTTTATGACACAGGGGAAGTTTACTTCGCTTGTAGAGGACAGACATAAAGCAAGCAACGGACTAATCAATTATATTGAAGCAGTAGCTTCTGTGTGCGAAGAGTTTGATATAGAGGTAACTACAGTTGGTAAACTGATATCTAAACCTCTAAAAGATAAGATTAAATGGGACGCACAGCAACTTAATTATATTAAACGGACAAGTAGAGGCATTTTAAACCTATGAAGGACGACTTTTTTAAATCAGAAGTAGTGCAGGAAGAATTGGAAGAGATTCAAGCATGTTATACTGAACTCTTGAAGATGTCATCTGGACTCAAGGAATTTTCTCCATCAGAGAGACTAGACCATATTGAGAAGACATTAGAGTTAGTAGCAAAGCAGAAAGTATTCTATGCACGGTTACAATTAGCTGCAAACGAGTTACAGGATGATGACAGTGCTAAAGCAATTAAAGAAAGGATTGACATAATGAGCGATCAGCAGTATAGTACTGGTATGAATCTTATGGTTGTCCTTGATAGTATGGAGCAGAAGCTACGTACATGGAGGAAAGAACTAAAGGAGCAGGGAGTTGAAAATGGATAAACGACAGGTTACTGTAACTTTTCCTAAAGAAGAGTTATATATCCTGGAGGATCTCCAACAACTCAAGGAGGACTACGATATTAACGTGTCTAAGTTCCTCAGACGTGCCATAAAGACTGCTGTCAATGAGCATCGCTCAAAGATGGATGGTCATTGGCCTAAATAGTACGCTACTATAATCCAGTAGCAAATATCACAATACAAAATCGGAGACAAATACAAATGTCATTTTCTAGCCTAAAGAAAAAGTCTGGTACATTCGCCAAACTAACTCAAGAGATTGAGAAACTATCTAAACCTCAAGGGCAAGGTGGTCCTGATGAAAGACTCTGGAAACCAGAGGTAGATAAGTCAGGTAATGGTTATGCTGTTATTAGATTCCTTCCTGAGCCTGAAGGTGAAGACCTTCCATGGGCACAAATTTGGAGTCATGCATTCCAAGGACCAGGTGGTTGGTATATTGAGAACTCTCTCACTACACTTAACCAGAAGGATCCTGTGGGTGAATTGAATAGGACACTATGGAATAGTGGACTAGATGCTGATAAAGATACTGCTCGTAAGCAAAAGCGTAAGCTATCTTACTACAGTAACATCTATGTTGTTAAGGATCAACTACATCCAGAAAATGAAGGAAAAACATTCCTTTACAAGTATGGTAAGAAAATCCATGACAAGATTGCTTCAGCAATGCAACCTCAATTTGAGGATGAGACACCAATCAATCCCTTTGATTTGTGGAAAGGTGCTAACTTCAAGATCAAGATCCAGACCATTGGTGGATACTGGAACTATGATAAGAGTGAGTTTGATGTACCAAGCACGTTAGGTGATTTTGATGATGAAAAACTTGAGAAGATTTGGAAGTCACAATACTCTCTTAAAGAGTTTACTGACCTTAAGAACTTCAAGAGTTATGAGCAGTTATCTGCCAGATTGAATTTAGTATTGAATAAAAGCACTAAAGCAACCGTCCAATCTAATGAGGAAGACGAAGAATTAGTTGCATTTGATAGTCCAGTTGTTAAAGCGGACCCTACACCCACCAAAACCAGTGGATTTGGTGCTAAAATAGAAGAAATAGAAGAGTCAGGTGATTCACCAGATTTATCCTATTTCGCTGCTCTAGCTAACGAAGACTAATGAAAAAACTATTAATGATTCCCATCCTCCTTATTGGTGTTGCTACACCGATTAAGGCAGAAGCACTAACTTGGAAAGAGTTTTGGGAACCATTTGTAGAATCATATCATTATGGACATGATCATGGTCACGATGATTGGAGATACTGGGAATATGACCACCATCACGGTGGTCACCACCATCATCACCGTCCTCGCAGACGTAGAGTGTGTGAGAAACTCATAACTGAGAAGGAATGGGTAAGAGGGGGCAACCCGCATGGTCGTGGCTACTGGCACGAACACACTAGACTTCACACATATTATTGCTAATTCAGATCAAGAAAAACCCCCGAAAAAATCGGGGGTATTTTTTTGCCTGGAGGGTCGAGTAGGTATTAATGCCTACTCCTAAAACAATGGTATCCACAACGTTGTGGATTGTTTCTATCCTTAACTGCACGAGTATTCCATCCTGGAGGTGCACTAGGACGACCTTTTCCTTCTTTCATTTCTTGAGGAGTCTTTATTACGAAGAACTCATCAGTAGTTTTCCATGGTAAAGTTGCTACTCTACCCTTTCTATCGTTAAATGATTCAAAATCTGTTGAATCAAAATTTAATTCATACGCTTGCATCTTGGACATATTTGGGATTACTGCTGTTATTATATAGGCAATACGAGTAAAATGCAAGCTGTTATATTACCGTGTCACCTCGTGGCACAAACTTTATTAAAGAATCGTAACATTACCCAGTTCCATACTGGTTAGAAGTTGTGGTTGGGGAATCATTAGTTGTTGAAGTTGTTACTGTAACCGAAGAATCTGATAATGTTTGTCCTTCTCCTATAGTTGCAGCAGATGTGTCAAACGTCCTAGAAGAGTAATCTTGCTCTGAAGCAAAATCAATAGTACTGTCTAAACCAATATTTGTGACGTATGCCTCTTTAACAGTTACAAATTGCTCTTGGACAGTATTCTTCGATTTCTTGGCATTTGTCTCTTCGCTAGTTTCGCTATTTGGAAGATAATCGACTAAATTCTTAAATTCCTCTACAAACCCACCTAAGTATTGTTTGCGTAAAAGGTAAATATTGCGTTTATAGTTATTTCTCTCAGATTCGTAATCATAGACAGAAATGGGTCTTACGGTATCTGCCTTTCCTACCACGGTACCGTCAGGACGTGTATATGACCAATTTTCAGGAACTTCCATTCCTGGTTTAATTAGCACTCTACCCTTTGTATCTCTAATTTTCTGAGTAACCCAATGATGGATAGAATCGGGATTTTCGTATTCTGAGTCAATATACCTTTCTAGCTCATCCTCGGTCATAGGCCATTCATCGTATACATTGAGGATATTATTACAAAGTAGTACCACCCAGTCATATTGCATATCACCATAAAAATCATATGCAACCTGATCAGGTCTTTGGTTGTTTTTAATGGTATATTGAGAAAATCCCATTATAATGTCAGATAAGTCTTCACGGATCTTGATTCTTCTGAAGATATTCTTCGCAAGACTGTATGGATCAACGTTATTCTGTCTATAACTGGTTGTCCTTACATAGACCTCTGGTAGATATGAGAAATAATTAGACATTAGAAATTATTGTAATAGCCAGTGTTTTCTTCTTGTTGTTTGTCAAAAGATTCTTTTGTAAGGTAAGATGTCTCTTGGAAATCCAAGCTTAATTGATAGGCAGTAGGACCATAATCTAGGTATTTGACTGCATCTTCCATAGATCTCAATGACGTGTAATAAGCAGCACCCGCAGCTTGAAACTGCACATTTACTCTTTTACACACCATTTTGGCAGGAAACTGCATTAATGCGTTTAGGAATCCCCCACTATTATTGGGATCACTTAATTCTTCTTCTGTACCAGTAGCATCAACATATCTTACAATAGATGCTCTGAAGTATTCAGGAATGGTCAACCAGTTGGTTCCATCCTTACCAGGTAGTACTGCTTTACGCAGTGTATGAATGATATCGTATATTGTCTTCACTTCTTTGGCACTCTTTGGTACCATAGTCCAACTCCATGCATGATTCCTGAAAGTTGTACCTTTATACAACACCTCTTCATAAGGGTTGAATATTTTCTTCTGGACTAGAGCAGATAACCCTTGGGTACTGATTTGTCCTCCACCCAGTGATTGTGCACCTATTACTTTATTCAAAACTTCAGATCCAGCTCTGAAACCTAACATTGGTTTACCAGACTCTGCTGCATCAGATATAGTTTGTCCAAAGTTATCAGGTAGACCACCTTCTGCTAATCCATCTATTGCTGTTTGTACCGCAGCAGCACCAACTGCACCCAATGTTACACCTTCATAATCAGCTGTATATTCTTCTTGTAGCTGATGTGGTAAATAGAGATATATGGACTGTTGTAGATCATTGTTTTGATGACCATAAATATCTAATTTAAGGTAGTCAATTACTTGGGTAGGATGAGCCGATTCATCACGGATCGCTTCCTTGCTACTAGCAGAATGTGCTCCATATGGTTTGGCTTGGGGGAATACTAAGGTCATGAGTTATAAAGGTAAATTCAGACCAGTCAACTACAAAAAATATAAGGGTGATCCTACAAACATTATTTATAGGAGTTTGTGGGAAAAGAAATTTATGCTATGGTGTGATAGAAATGCAAACGTTTTGGAGTGGGGCAGTGAAGAGATTATTATTCCTTACAGGAGTCCTCTGGACAACCGTATTCATCGTTATTATCCAGATTTTTATGTTAAAGCAAGAACAAAGTCGGGTTTACTCGCCAGGAGCATCGTCGAAGTCAAACCTTATGCTCAGACTAAACCCCCACGCAGAGGGAAGAAGAAACCAAGGACTTTTCTAAGTGAGGTTAAAACATATAATGTAAATGCTGCTAAATGGAAAGCAGCTAGAGCATACTGTGCAGATCGTCGTATGTCTTTTCTCATTATTACAGAACATCAACTAGGAGTATGAGCGTTTTTGCCGACATAAAAGATTTAGCTGGTGGTATGCCAATGAATAAGACTTGGTATAGAGAGCAGTTACAGTATGGTCTTGAAGAGTATACAGGTGCTTTTGAGGTGGGTGATATTATATTCTTTAATTATTCAGCAGCGACACCAGATCTACTATTTTGGGATACATTCCCTATGGTACTAATAGTTGATGTTGATTATGATAAGATGCAGTTTTCAGGTGGTAACTTACATTATCTGAGACCAACTACTAGGGTAACCATAGCTGGTAACTGGGCTGATGGTGGTATTTCATTTCCTATGCGTTGCTATCATAAATACTTTATATCTAATGCTACCAGAGTGTATAGAGTCCCTCAAGAAGACCTACATGAAATGGTACCTCTACCAGTAGAGCAATTTGTTATAAGACCTAAAGGACTTGGGAAAGTAATGGAAGTACCTAGTTCAGTAATATGGAGTAGACTCAAGTGAGTACTAATAGTTTTGATAAATTTAGACAGTTGATTGGAGGAGGTAGGAAAGAACCTTCTAAATCAAACCTGTATACAGTTGATATGGCACTACCTTTCGTCTTAAGAAAGAAGGTTGATACCATTAGGACAGATTATAGAGAAGCAGTCGAATCTCTTAGTTATCTTGCTGATCAGGTAGTAGTTCCTGGTAAAGCAATTATGACTGGTACACAGAGAGATGTAGGTGTAGCAAGGAATTTCGCCTATTCTGTTAACCAGTATGGTCCTTTAAGTATTGATTTCCTTGTTACTAAAGACCAGATTCATAACACAATCTTCCAGAACTGGATGAGCTATACAGCACATGATGGAGAGAATAGGGCAACTTTTTATGATGAATATGTGACAAGTATCAACATACTTAAGTGGGAAACAGGTTCTAACGTAGTATATGAAGGTCTTACTAAAGAAGGTAAGGTAGCAAGATCCAGACTTAATAGAGTTTCAGCAGTATGGCAATTCTATGGTGCATTCCCTAAAGATATATCAGGGTTGACATGGAATAACGAGCAGACACAACTACAGAAGTTGACTGTGCAGTTTGCATACGAGAGATTTAGATTCGATACAGTAGATGACGGTAAATGGGGTGGTGATACTGACTCATATATAAATGAGTTTACTGATCTTGGTAGTGCATTATCAACAGATACATCCCAGAAACAAGTTGCAAAAGTAGGTTATTAATATGATGAAAATTGAATGTCCAATCTTCAAGAGGAAGATTAAGGACCATAGTGAGTTTAAGGATTCTGCACTGATCGCTATTAACAATCAGAAGGCAAGGATACGTGCAAATGACCTTGATATTATGTCTGATTATGATATAGACAGAGATGTACCACGTCCATATCTGGATTTTGTAGAAGATAGGATATATGATACCCTAACAGAATTTACTAGGGAGATGAAGGGTGCATTCTTTCAGGGATTTGAAGTAAGGACTTTCTTCTATCAGCAATATACGAAAGACCAATATCACAGTTGGCACTGCCATGACTGTCAATTTAGTGGTGTTTATTATTTGGATATGCCAAGTGGTACCCCTAAGACAGAGTATAGGGATCCATTTACTGATGATGTCCATGAGTTAGATGTAGAGGAGGGAGATGTGGTAGCATTTCCTAGTTTTCTTATACATAGAGCACCCCCTAACATGATAGATATACCTAAGACTATAATTTCCTTTAATTTCAATTTCTGGAATAAGGATCAACCATGTCAGTATACACGTCTAAATAGTTAACATATAATTAGTTGTTATGCCTTTACCACAGTTAGCCATACCTGAATATGAAGCTGAGATGCCTATTACAGGTCGCAAAATTACATATAGACCCTTCCTAGTTAAGGAAGAGAAATTGCTTTATCTCGCTATGGAGTCGCAAGACGACAAGCAAATGATGAAAGCAGTGAAGACAATCATTAGAAACTGCACCAACCTGAAATCCAAAGTTGAAGACCTAGCAACATTTGAGATTGAATTTATATTCTTGAAGATTCGTTCTTCAGCAGTTGGTGAAGTTAGTGAATTTAAGGTGACATGCCCAGATGATGAACAAACTCAAGTAAAAGTTGAAGTACCACTAGGAGAAGTCGATGTAGTTATTCCTGAAGGACATACTAACAAGATTGATGTTGGTGGTGGTGTTGGTATTGAGATGAAGTATCCTTCATTGGAGACTTTTGTCCAACAAAATCTAACTGATACACCTTCAATAGATGATGTATTCCAACTTGCAGCAGGTTGTATAAACCAAGTGTATGACAAGGAGGAAGTATATGATTCTTTCACTAAGAAGGAAGCACTTGATTTCCTAGAGAACCTAAACTCAGAGCAGTTTGGTAAGATCCAAAACTTCTTTGAGACTATGCCTAAGCTCTCTTATACATTAGAGGTAACTAATCCTAAGACAAAGGTCAAGTCAGAGTTGGTACTGGAGGGACTAGCAAGTTTTTTCGAGTAGCGTTAATGCATGACAGTCTTGAAAACTATTTTAGGACTAACTTCGCATTAATGCAGCACCACAAATACTCTCTGACTGAATTAGAGAATATGGTACCATGGGAACGTGATGTTTATATACAACTGCTGTTAGCTCACATCCAAGAGGAAGAGCGTAGGCAAAAAGCAGACGAAAGAAAAATGTCAATGTAGATGTCCATCCGTAGTTACGTTAAAATTAAACCTATATCCGAGAAGGGAGCTTTCACGGACGGTTTTAACGAGCTTCGTAAAGGTATTAATCGTACTGGTGCAGTTACCGAGTCTATTGGTAAGAACTATGTTGAGACACATAAACTAATAAAGTTTGAGAAAGAGTGGTTATCAGATAAGCAAGAGACAGACATAGATACTGCTAATTTAGAAGATAAAGACGATAAGAAGAAACATAGAGGTTTTCTCTCTCGTTTTGTTCGCATGTTCAGGAGGAATAGACGAAAGGAGACTGAGAATGCAGCAGAGGAAGGTGAGAAAGATGCTGATAAGGATGTAGATAAGAAGAAGAAAGAAGCTAAAGGTCCGATGAAATCCTTTCTGGGGATGATTACTGGATTCTTAACACCTATATTCAAATTCTTCCTAGCAATGGGTGTTTTGGATTGGTTATCAAAGAGCCCAGAGAAAGCTCAGAAAGTATTTAAAGCAATATTTGCTATCGCTAAATTTGGTTGGGCGGTAGTAGGGTTTGGTATTAATAAGGTGATGGATGGTCTTACCAATCTATTTGGTAAGGGATTTGATGAAGGTCCAATTAAGAGGACTTTCAGATTTATGGGAGGTTTCCTTCAACTTGCATCTGGTATTGCAGCATTAAGGTTTGCATCCTACATGGTGATGCCATGGAAGTTGATAACTGATGTTAATAGATTGAGATCAGTATTTGGTGCTCAAGCAGATCAACAGGGAGAAGCAGAAGCACAGGCAGCTTGGAGGAAGAAAGGATATAAGGATAGAAAGACAGGAGTAATATACACAGAGAAAGAATATAAAACTATGCGTAAGTCTGCACGTCGTGCAGGTAAAGACAATGCATTCCAACAGAGAGTAGGTCCAACTGTTAAACAGAGAGGACGTAATGTCAAAGCAGGTGCATTAAAGAAGTGGAGAAAGGGTAAGGGTATAATTGGTAAGAAGATGAAGGGGATTGGTGGTAAGTTATCTTCCCCTGGAATGATGAAAGGTGTTGCTGTTTTAGGTGGTGTCTCTCGTATAGCAACAGGTATACAGAGTGGAGAGGATGCAACTGAAGCAGTAGGTGCAGGTATAGGTCAAGCAGCAGGTGGTATGTTAGGTGCTGCTGCTGGTACTGCATTATTAGGTCCATTCCTAGGTCCATTTGCACCTATAGTAGGTAATGCTATTGGTAGTTTCTTAGGTGAGTGGGTAGGTAAGACATTCTTACCATTAATTAAACCACTATTTGAACCTATTGGTAGGATGTTTAAGATGTATTGGACCATAGTTTCAGGTCTAATGAAAGAGACTGGTTACTGGGATTTCCTTTCTACATTATTCAAGTTTATTGGTAAGTTAGGTGAGTGGTTAATGTCCATAATGGGACCACTAGGTAACTTCATCAAGGTAGTGATGGGACCTGCTATATCATTGATAGGAAAGATTATTGGTATGGTTATAGGTGCTGTCAAGAATATGATAGCGTTCGCAGCTAATCCTATAGGGTTTGCATGGAGGGTTATAAGAGGTAAGGATCCAGGTGCTAATGTTGACTTGGCAGAGGAGAAGTCAAAAGGTGGAGAGGTAAAAATTGTTAAACGCTATGTACCTGTATTCTATGCAGCAGCAGGTGGTGCTATTAAATTAGTTAAAACTTTATCTGGTGGTGGAGACCCTGGACCTGTTAGGATTACTGACTACGTTGGTAGACCTACACCAGATCAATACGTTTATAGTTGGCAGGAGTATAGAAGTAAGCATATTGAGAAGACCCTTAATGGAGAAGTAGTTGATACATCATCTTCCGAAGAATATGAAGAGTATCTTGGGTCAATTGATCTACATCAACTGATGAAACATAATAAGGATATTATGGATGAGTTGATAGCACTCAAGAAAGCGAAACCTCATAATACTATTAGAGATATACTTCCAGGTGGTGAGTTAGATGGTAAGATACATCCTAGAATACTTTATCCAATACTTAATAATAGTGTTGCAGCTAAACTAACAGAAAAACGTATAGAGAGGGAGTATAAGCAGTTCTTAAAAGACTATGACTTAGTTTATACTGATTCTGAAGGTAATAGGAAGGTAAGAGCATACTCAATATACAATGAGAATTTCTCCGAGGGTGGTGAAACTCCTGTAGTACCAACTCCAGAACCTTCTATACATCATACTGGTGTCCCTACAAACATTCAAATGGAAATGATGGTTAAGGATAGGGATGCTGCTAAAGAAATGACTGAGTACCACTTCTCTGAGGAGGCAATGGATGACATTGCACCACAGGTTATTACTATTACAAGGAAAGTCCTTCAGCCCATAATAAATAACCAGGGAAGCGGTGCAACTAAAGTTGTATACACTAAACCTTCACCAATGTTGAGTTGTTAATAGATGGCAACACCCGCAGTTAAAGTACAAAAGGCAACACTCTATAAGATGATATCTTATAAGGGTGCAACTTCTGGTGCTACAAAATATACTCCCCTAACAGCAGCTGCTGAGATGGGTAAGTTTAAGAAGTCTTTTAATGCAGGTATGGGTGCTATGACTAAGGGTATGAACTCCCTTGGTGCTACCCTGAACAGTATCTCTATCAATTCCCAGAACATGTTAGAGGGATGGAGAGATAGTATTAAGTCACAGATATCAGATAATGCTGCTCTCACTAAGAAAGAAGACAAGTATAAGAGGTTAAAACTTAAGAGAGAGACAGATAGAGAGAAAGCAGAAGAGAAGAGGAGAAAACTTTTAGCCAGAGAAGAGACAGAGAAGAATAATGAAGGTAAGCAACCACTCTTTAAGAAGATCAAGACGATGTTCAAGGAGGGTACTAAAGCAGGGATAGGTGGACTGTTTGGTGGACTCTTAAAATTAATACGTTGGGCTATACCTTTATTATTAGGATATAAGATATTAGATTGGGTGAGTAAGAATCCAGATAAAGTCCAGAAACTTGCTCAGGGGTTTGCTGCTATAGGTAAGTTTGTATATAATGTACTAGCATGGTCAGCAGGGACAGCTCTGGATGGTATTACAAAATTCTTAGAGAATCCTATAAGTCTTAAAGGTATCTTTGGTCTTGCACAGTTTTTAATAGGTGCTGCACCTATATTCTTAGGGTTTGCATTCCTTAAGAAACCACTAGCAACACTTAAAGCATTGAAGTGGGTGATTGGATCCCTAGGTAAGGGCATCATGAACATGATGAAATTTACCAAGGCAGGACAGAAGATGCGAAAGTTTTCTGTTGGTAAGTATGGTAAACTTCTTAACGGAGCTCTAGTTGGTACTGGTGCTGCAATGGCAACGTTAGCAGCAGGTGGTAGTGGAGCAGAAGCAGTCGGTGCGGGTGTTGGTGCGGGTGCAGGTCAGATGATAGGTGCTAAACTTGGTGCTGCTACTGGTATTCCAGGTGCGGGAGCAATAGGTGGAGCACTTGGAGGATTAGCGGGAAGTAAGATAGGTAAGGGTATCGGTAAGTTGCTAGAACCCATTATGGAACCATTGAAACAATGGTTTGGTATGGTTAGTAAGATATTTAATGATGTTATAGGACAGATAAAGGAACCATTTGATCAATTCTTCAAGACTCTTGGTGCTTTTATGACGAAGATATTGGATGCAGTTGAACCACATATTCCACTCATTACTAAGATATTAGGTACAGGTTTTAAAGTAATGTTCTTCCCACTGATAATGGGTATGAAAGCATTGACTGCTATTATGAAATTCTTTATGAAAGAGACTGGTCCTAAAGATGAAGTAGGTGGTGGTGGAGGTGAAACTAAAGACCTTGATGAGTATCAGAACGTTAGTGATTTTGCTACTATTACATTAGCAGATGGCACAACACTTAAGAAAGGTGACGAAGGTTATATGGAGGAATTTGCCAAGTCTCAGAAAGCGATGAAAGATGGCATGTATAATAACTCTGGAGCAACCTACGAAGATAATACTAAGAAGACGAGCGAGAATGGATGGGAAATGTATCAGAGAGATGGAGAATCTTTCGCCAAGGGTGGATGGATTAATGGTCCTCAGTCTGGTTACCCAGTATCATTAGATGGTAAGCAAACCTCATTCATTGGGCATGGTAAAGAGTGGGTAGGAAGAAAGTCAGGTGGTAGAGCATTTGTGGTACCATTCGACACTCCTGCTACAAGAAAGGATAGTTCTCTCACCAGTCGGAGAATGGGTGAAGCTGCTAGAGGTGGGTATAGTTTACCTTATTCCATAGGTGGACCTGTATATAATGTCAATGTTGATAAACTTGCTCCATCATTTGAACAGGGTGGCACTGTTGCTATAGTTAAGAAGGTAAGTAAACCTAAAGGTGAAGACAGACCTACTGGGATGAAGAGAGTCCTAGCAGGGTATGCTGATATGTTAACTGGTAATGCGTTTGATTTTGACAAACGTGGTGACATGAAGGATGGTTTAAAGAGAGTAATAAAACAGAAGAATGAGGATGGAAAACCTGGTGGTCTGATGAGATGGATGGCAGGTGCTGCTGACATGATGACTGGTAATCTGTTTGATCTGGATGGACGTGGTAATGTTCTGGATGGTGCTAAGAGATTAAAGGATAATGTTGGTAACCAGATCAATGAAGCAAGAATTAAGAAACAGGTAGAGAAGTTCCAGAAGATACATGGTGCTATGCATAACCCTGAGAATTATACTATTAATGAGAGTGGGGAACCTATTACTCTAGGTGGTGCAGGTAAGCAGCAAGCAATTGTACTTCCAGGTAAGAAACATTTAGACTCAGATAAATTCGTTAGACCTAAGTTTGGGGTCATTGCTGATGCTATGACTGAGCCCGTGGAGTTAATGTAATGTCACAGGTAAAGAAGACAACCTACGCACCAGCTCGTAACAATGCTGAGATGGTAATCACTAAGATGCAGATTACCATGATGAACGATGATATCTATGATATCAGGGACATGGTGGCTCAGTTTAAATACTATGAGTCAATAGAATCAGCATTCTTACGTGCTGAGTTTACTATGATAGATGCAATAGATTTCAATGAGTTATTGCAGGGTGCAGAGACAATAGAATTGGATATAGAGACTGCTAGTGCAATCTCTGAAGAAGGAGCAAAGGATCCTAAGAGGATACCCCTACAGGTAAAGTTACAGGTCTATAAGATAGGTGACATCATTAAGTCTGAGAGAGGACAGATGTATAATCTGTATTGTGTATCTCCTGAGATGTTCCATGATGAAATGACTAAGATATTAAAAGCATTTGGTCCAGGTAAAGGGTCTAAGGATGTAGAGAATATTCCTCTGCATATCTGTAAGGAGTATCTAAAGGCAGGTAAGAAGGCAGTATCTGAAAACTTTGAGAATCATTCTAAGATTACTTACATATCATGTAACTGGAAACCTAGTGATGCTATAGCATACATGACTGATAAGGTAACTAGGTTGACTGGTAGTAAAGGGGCTGTTAAACAGTCTGGATACTTATTCTTTGAGAATAGGAATGGGTTTAATTTTAAATCTATAGACTCCATTGCTGATGGTGGTGCTACCAAATATATCTACACCTATACTTACGTGCAGCCAGGTACTGACCCTGCTGATGGTGGTGTTTATGGTATTGAATCTATAGACTATCCAGATAAAGCAAATCATCTTCAGAATATGAGGAGGGGTACATATAAGTCTGCTGCTATAGGTATAGCATTACCAGTGCAGTCTGCTAGTTTCACTCCCACTTCAGGTAGTAAGTCAGGTGATGGTGGTAGTGATAACGTCAGTGATAATACAACGTCTCCAGGTGGTACCGTTGGTCAGGCATTCGAGATTGAGATGATGGGTATATTTGGTAAGGCAACTACTGTAGAGAAGGTACCACCTTATAAGTTACCAGAGTTTTTTGATAACAGTCAACCTACTAGGATGAAACTCCGTGCTCTTCCTGGTATGAAGAATCAACCTAAAGGTACTAAGTTACCACCTGGAAAGACTAATGTTGGTACGGGTGGAAACCCTGACATAGATGCGATGGCAGTTGCACAATATGCTAGTGGGAGGTATAATTTACTTAAATCGATACAGTTAAAGGTAAAGATACCAGGTAATACAGGGATAGGTGCAGGATATAAAATCAAGGTAATCATTCCAGCTTCACGACAAGAATCTGATACTACAGTCAAACAAGACAAGAAGTTTTCAGGATTATATGTTGTTGCGGCTCTAACACATACCTATGAAAAAGAAGGTCTTAGTACTGAATTGCTGTTAATTAGGGACTCTTTGCCTAAATAGTTACAAGGAGGTAAAAACTTATGACTACTATAGAGCAACACATACAGCATGATAAAGAGATCCTTGATGATCCTCTAACTAATCCTGCTGCTCGTCGTCATTACAAGGCAGAATTACATGACCTTGAAGAGTACGTAGAGCACCACAAAGCTGAGATAGAAGGTGGTGATCATCACGATCCTAATGCTTTAGAACTATTTTGCGACCAACACCCTGACGAACCAGAGTGTTTGGTATACGACGATTAATATTGCTATATAATAATGAGCTCAAAGTGACAGGAAATGAATAAATGGTTTGCAGGAGGACTTGGCCTTGCTATAGGCATTAGTCATCTAGGCATGATCGGTATTATTGCTAACCGAGGAGGTAATAGTAGTAAATTGCCGAGCCTAGATATTCCAGTAGGGTCTTTTACGACCTATGAAGCAGAAGTTTCGGAAGAAGGATATAGAATAAGATATAAAGCGAATGATCCTAAGTCGATGTACATCACCAAGGACATCAAGAAGAAGGGTGGATTCCTAGGACTGGCTAACAACACAGTTAAGACAGTTGAGGAGTATACTATGGATGGAGCAGTGCACCATGGTGGACCTGTCTCTACACCTACAGCATGGATTGACCCCGCAGCACTTGCTATCACAGGAGGTAAGTCAGATGACATGGGAAAGGTCAGTGCAAAAACCGAAGAGTGTATCAAGGCGATAGGTGGTGGAGAAAACACAGGAAGACTTGTAGGAACTAGCGTTGGAACAGCAGCTGCACCTGCTCTATCAGGTGTACCATTCGTAGGATGGTTAGCAGCAGGTTGGGTAGCAATGTTTGGTGGAAATCAGGGTGCAGAAATAGGTGGTCAGATGGCTGAAACTATGACAGAATCATGTGATGAGATTTAATGAGCAAGATATACACCAACTAAGAGATGCGTGTATACATTATCAACAGACTGCTGACTCTCCATGGAGGATTCGTCAGTATGATCAATTGATAGCTAAACTAGATGACTACTCACAAGAGTATGAGTGTGATGATTGCAAATATTGTGAGATACATAGATGAAGTGTGAAGTTACATTATATGTTGCAGGGACTGTATTCAAAGAAGAGGTGCAGGCTCGTGACTATGATGAGGCAAAGAAAGTTGCCCTTGCTAGAAATCCCAATGCTACAGTCATGGGAGTTACTGCTGTTTTCAGATGAAATTTAATGAAGTGGTGGGTCACTATAGGAATCAGAGACAAGCATTCTCTAATCCATCCACGTGGCCTCAGATTGATATTAGAATAATTGAACCTAACCATGGTACCTTAGAGGTTAAGTCATGGTACAAGTATAAGGGTGAAGACAAACCATATAATAATATACGTTATCAGTGGAGACATGTGGATGAAAATATCGTCTACTGTGAAAGTTATAATCTTATTGATGGTTCCAATACTTGTCCATTCGTCTGGCTTTGGAAGAATGGTTGGTGGAACGGGACTCCAGATGGAGAATGTATTCAAAATGGAATCAGGTTGGTTTCAAAAATAAGATTCAGACCAGGTGAATATCGTGCCATAGATACAGGTTATGATGTTACAACAGGAGACTTCCGTTGGGGTAAACCTGAAGAGGATGGAGAATTTCTCTTCGTGAAGTTGGATAAATAAAAGAAAACTATTATATAAATGTCAACCAAGACTGATTTCATGGGCAGAGACACCTACACTTGGTGGGTAGGTGAAGTTGAGGACAACGAGGATCCTTCCGAGTTAGGTAGGGTCAAGGTACGTATTCTTGGGTGGTATACTGGTGTACAGGGTGAGAAAGCATTTCTAAAAGAAGTCCCGACTGAGATACTACCGTGGGCTACTGTACTACTACCATGTGATAAACCACAGACTAAATCTGCTGGTACTACAACAGAATTACAACCAGGTGCATGGGTGCTAGGTTTCTTCCTTGATGGTGAAGAAGCACAGTTACCATGTGTCTTGGGTTCATTTAGAGGTTTCCAACAGCAGCAGTCAGATGCTGATACCACTATTGCAGACCCTAAGATAGCAGAGAAGAAGAAGACTAATACTCCAGGACAGAAATCATTAACAGGAGAGCAGCAGAAGGATGGTCACCCTTATCCTAAGGTGCAGACAACTACTCCTAGTAATACAGATGGTAATGTAGAGGAAGCAAGAGGTGTTATCAGTACTGCGGAGCAAACTGTTCCAGGTAATGTAGTAACTAACCCTATCAAACCACCTGTTAATGCTAATGGTATTGCTGATGGTGTTGCAGGTCCAGCAGGTAAAGGATTTGAGACTGACCTAACAAGGATGTTAACTGAGTTAGGTGAGATGGCAGCATCTATGGGCTCAGGTCCAGGTGGATTCGTCAGTGTTATTACTGGTAATAAGATGGCAGGAGACAAGGTGAGAGAGCACCTTGGTAAGGTAATGAACTTCCTGAGCTCAGGTATATCTGGTATCTTAGCACCACTTAAAGAGATGCTTGCTAAACTCATCGCTGAGGTGGTGGGTATGGTTGTTAAGATTATATCTCAGTTTGTACCTATCGTTGTTATCAATACTATCATGTCATTCTTGACACAGATATTTGATATATTCTGTGCTAAGACACCGATGTGGTTAGGACTGGTGAAGGGAGCACTGAGTGATACGGCGAACTTCGCTAACCAAATGGCGAGCCTGGCGGTAGATAAGATAGCCAGTAGTACCATAGGTAAAGCGATTGATAGTGCAGTTAAAGGATTAAGCAACCGTATTCTTAGTGGTATCACTAACGCAATGAATCGTGTTAGAGACGTTACTGGTGATGTAATGTCTGCTGTTAGTGCTGCTAAGGGATTAGCAGGAGCAGCAAGGGCACTCGGTGATACAGTCAGTATGATTATGGAGTTTGATTTCACATCATTAGATTGGGGAAGTCTACTTCAAATCCTTCTTGCTATTCTTGGTATGTTATTTAAGAAGAATTGTGGGAGGAAGATAAAACGTCCGAAGTCCAAAGCGTGGTACCCTCTGCTTGGTACCACGGAATGTGATAACTTAGAGGATGCAGTCAAAGGGACACCATATAAAAATGTTGATGGTCTATTTGATCAAGTAATATCAGGTGCTAACTCATTAACATCTGCTATCACTGGTGCTACCAGTTACATCGACCAGATGTTCCAACAGATAGACCCACAGTTGATGCAGACAGAGACATCACTTAATGGTAGTAAGATTATTAATGATGCAACTCCAGGTAAAGAGAAGAGGATAGTATCAGGTCCAGGTGGTGTCAGTAGTTTTGAAGACTCATGGGGTAATAGACATACTAATGTACCTAACAATGAGACTAAGATTATTGCTAAGGATAAGTGTGAGACTATTAAAGGTAACTATACTCTCACAGTAGAGGGTGACTTCTATCTTAAGGTAATGGGTAACTTCCATGAGGAAGTAACAGGTGCTAAGAATGAAAATCATTCACAAGGTCCACAGTCAGATTCAAAGGGTGATTCATCATCACCTGATAAGAATACTACTGGTGGTGCTGTAAATGATGTAGATACTAACGTTACTACAGGTGTTGTAGATTCTGATACACAGTCACAAGCAAATGATTTAGGGTCAGGAGGTAACTTCTTACTCTATAAGAGGAATAAAGCATTACAAGAGAAATGCTCAGATGGTTTCTATCCAATAGATCAGATACCATATCCACCTGATGCTGATGAGTGGGGAAGGACACCTAATGGTCCTCAATTATCAGGTGATTTACAAGATGATACTGAGCAGAAGTCTGCTGCTAGAAAGGAAGGTGACCATGATATAGCATATACTGGTGAGGTTAAGATACAGGGTGCTAAGGTCAGCATGACAGGTATTGAGTCCTTGATGGTTAACTCACAAAACGTTAAGATAGAAGGTAATACTATTGAGAACATTGCTGATGGTGAGATAGTCAACCAAGCAAACTGGATTACATCATTCCTAAATGCAGGTAGATTTGAGTTTATTGCTCTATTCAACCCATTCGCTGCTATTACTGGACAGTTTAGTCTTGTTAAAGGTGCTATAATTGATATCACATGTGATTTACCATTCCCTGCGGTTGCACCACCAACACAGATAAGGATGTCCATTGGACAGACCTTACCAGCTACCATGGCAGATATACTCGCAGGTAGTACCAATGGATTCCATGCCACATTCGTAGCAGCACCAACTGGTGTTATCTCTGAGTTTGTGCCTATGGGTACCTTGATAAACCAGGTGGGGACTGGGATGGCATCATATTCTGTAGGTGCAGGTTACTTCGCAGCAGGTTGTGCAGGTGGTCCAACCCAGATATATGGCTTGCCAGTTATGCTGAACTGATGTATACTGAGGAATACATACACTAGACCTATGGACATCACTGGTGATACCGAAACCTACCTCGAACACGTATTTGTTAATATTTCAAAGCGTGAAGTAAAAATCATGGACAATGAAGGATACGATGAGGTAATTTCTTGGAAGTTTGATGGTGAGGGTGCAGAGGGTTTCGAGGAAACTCTTGCTCATTTCCGTGAGACTATACCAGAAGATATGATTACGTACACAGCATGAATATAATAGCATTAGACCAAAAAGAATTTGCAGAGAATGTAGATTTCTCTCTATCTCTAGCATCTAAGGGTCATACCCTTAAGATAACAACTCCTAGTGGAATTGTGTTGTTAGTCTCACCTGTGGCCTCTGAAGTCAGAGACCCAGAGAATCCAGAGATAAATATCCCAAGACCTGAGGATTTTAAACCTGACCCAGTAGGGACACAGGCATATGTCACTCAAGCACTATCTGAAATGGCTCCAGGAGGTAAACTATTATGAAACTACGTTCATCAGAGACCATAAGAAAATCGTGGACACAGACAGATTCCAAAGGCCGAAAAACAGTTTGGGAGTGGGATGAAACTCCTGAGTTACGTGAATACATTAAAAAGCAAGAATCAAAATGAAAATATTCCTCGATACTGCTGAAACTTCCATCATTAGAGGAGAGTTTGCAACAGGTCTCGTTGATGGGGTAACAACTAACCCCACACTTATTATGAAGTCAGGTAGAAATCCAGAGGATGTCTATTCTGAAATAAAGGACATTGGTGTACCAGATATCTCTATGGAGGTAGTGGGTGATGCCGAAGAAATGTTACAGGAAGGTTTACGTTTATCAAAGAAATTTGGTGACGTTGCTACAATAAAAGTACCATGCACTAGAGAAGGACTCGGAGCATGTAAAATTCTATCAGAAGAGGGAATCAAAGTTAATGTTACGCTTATATTCAATGCTGCTCAGGCTATCTTATCTGCAAAGGCAGGTGCTACGTACGTCTCTCCTTTTATTGGGAGGTTGGATGACAATAGCGTGGCTGGATTGGAGGTTGTCAGATCAATAAGTGAAGTGTATAGAGTGCAAGGAGCAAAGACTCAAATACTTGCAGCATCTATTCGTGACGCATATAAGGTGACTCGCTCATTCTGGAATGGTGCACACGTTGTTACCATGCCACCTAAAATATTCAGTAACTTATATAAGCATGTGCTTACTGATAAGGGATTGGAATTATTTGATGCTGATTGGGCAGAAGTCCAGAATACTATTAATCGGGAACCCTTCCAACCACCTGCATATGCAGCAGGAACAGGAATCCGACATGGTGGAGATTTAGATGCTTTCTAGTGAAGGAGTTGAATTTATACAACAATATTATCCCATTCCTGATGTGACATGGGATGATGTAATCCAGAAACTAGATGAAGATGTATTAGATGGAGATTGGGGGTATTCTAACGAGAAATGGCCTGATAAAATTCTCCCAGTAATAGTTGGCACAGGACAATATGTCCCACCTAATATAATGCCAATATACGAAGCAGTATTAGAGGATGTAGGTATGAATTGTATGCATACCTATATTTCCTTCAGTAAATTATCAGATACGTTCGGTCGTCATAATGATGACATGGACGTTTTTATTGTACAAGCAATAGGAGAAACCTCATACAAATTTGATACTGGTGTATGTCATAGGTTAAGACCTGGAGATGCTATCTTCATACCTGCCTATGTTTATCATCACCCATTTAATCATGGACCCAGAGTATCACTTAGTTTTTCAACCGATGGAAGATATTAATTGGGATTTAGATGCCCTTAAAAAGTCAATAGTTGACAGTGCGTCAGAATATGATAGAATAGTTAGGAAAATGGACAAAGATAATGACAGGACTAAAGTCGAAACTGAAGAGGGAGAAACTCAGAGCTCAAGTGAAGAGTAGATGGTATTATATTTTCTGGGGTGCATGCACTGTATCAGTATTCGCAGGACAACTTTACGTTGGTCACGGATTTCGTCGTATGGCCAACTCTTTGGATAGATGGTTTGACGAAACTATTCAAATAATTCAACCAAAGACTCCACGTGGATTTTACTTACCTATTATACCGCCACCAACAGGTGACTTTCACGAAGATGATATCGTGATTAGATAAAAAAAACCCCCATAAGGGGGTCTTTTTCTATGCAGTTTCGCTTAACTCCTGTGATTTAAGTATAAAACATTTGACTTCTTAGCAAAGAAGACTTTGACATATTCTTTTTGCTTCTGGACTCATTGCATCTATCATACAAGCGAAGTATTCATCAATATTCTCCTCTTGTGATGTGAAATCGCAACGATTATTGTCGAAATGCTTCCACTCAGCTAGTTGATTTTGCGAAATTATATTATGCATAGTTTTTGAAATTAAAGTTTAATTGAAACATGATATATACCTTTTAGGTCATCTTGTTATCCTCTAATTCTACCACTATTTATGTGTTGGTATCAACAAATACATCAGGATATTAACAAAAATAAATGCCTACGTACTTATGCCTAATCCAAATCAACTATACGAAGACATGGAGCAGCTCAATATGCTCTACGAAGAACTCTGTTGGGATCCCGATGATGAGTTAGATATGAAAGCAGATTTTGCCAATGACTGCATCATTATCACCAATAAAAATAGGCAGTTATAAGCCTTATAAATAAAACTGTAGCAAATTGTCTTGAATTTCAGTGGCAACTAAAAGAATATCACAGTTAGAAACAATCTCTAATGATTTGGTAACTGGTGAAGCTATAATGCCTATTGTTATCTCTGACCCGCTAATACCGAATAGAAAAGCAAAGATTAATCAACTTTTCCGTGGAGTGAGTGCAGGATCACAGACAGCCCCAGGAATAGCCTTCGACCTAGACCGAGACACAGGAGTGTACCAATCTGCAATAGATGAGATTGGATTAACTTTTGGCTCTGCTGCTTTGTACAATAGTAGAAGAGCAAATACCGATGGTAGTAGTACCTTATTGATTAGGGGAATTGATACTGCATCGGCAACTTCTAATATAGAGATGCAACCTCAAGGTAGTGGATATTTCACAGTTGCAGCACCTATAATCCAGACTGATGTTAACTTCTTACTTTCAGGTGACCAAAACCCTGCTAAGAGAGCACAGTTTAACGTAGATAATATTTCTACACAGTCAGGTACAAGAAGATTTGATTTACCTAATGTTGGTGTTAATACATCTACTACATTAGTTGCTAATGATACTTTTCAGACATTAACTAATAAGACTATCCTTATAAAGGATGCTGAGCTACAGATTACAGGTACCACTGATACAGCAAAGATAGCAAAGTTTGAAACTGACGCATGGGAATCACCAGGTGCTCACACATATAAACTACCTGACTTTGGTGCATCACAGACACAATCTACATTACTTGATGACATAACAGCTCAGAATGTATTCAACAAGAATATGGTTAACCCCACATTCTCTAATACACCTTCTGATGATGAGAATAATCCTACACGTTATGTAATATTCGATGCATCAAATCTAACTCAGGATAGGACAGTAGTATTTCCTGACTTGAATGCAGTAATTGTAGGTACTGAATCAACACAGATTTTAAGTAATAAGGTATATCAAGGAGCAGTTTTTGCAGATACTGACCCTGCTGATGGATTAGGTAGAAAGATTCAATTAGATCTATCTAATATAGAGGATAACCAAACATATGTCTTTGGTTTCCCAGATAACCCACCAGAAGCACCTTTAAATACTTCGGGTACAAACATCTTAGTGTCAGAGTTAAAGACACAAACTTTGAAGAATAAAACCTTCGAGCTTGCTAAGATAAATAACCCAGATAATGTCAATGGAATAGTATCATTTGACATGTCAAATATTACTGAGGCAGTAAACATTCAATTCCCGAATGCTGATGCTACATTGTTATCTACGAATAACATCTCAGAAGTTGCTATTACCTTCGGTGGAGCACTAGCAGCACCTGTCTTAGGAGGACAGATAAGACTACAACAACATTTCATGTCAGGATGGTAATTAACAAATGACAGCAGGAAGACTAGCCGCTGACAAACCAGGGGCAACCACAAATACAGTACTATATCGATGCAATACGGAGAGATCAGCAAGCACAGTTTTAAATGTTTGCAATCAATCAGGTAGTGGTGCTTCGTATAGGACTGCACTTAGGGATTATGACCAAGTGCTACATTTGGATGGATTAAACTCATCCGCATACAAGTTTCAAAAGGGTAACCCGCTATCAGCATATAAGTTGACCCTTAACCCAGGATTTACAATGAGTAATGCTATTCCTGGTACTACATTTACTACCACTAACGGTGCAACCGCAAAGTTATTAGATGTATTCAAACCTACTGACATCGCTGTTTACTACACTAAAGTCCTACCAGTTTCTTCTACTCCTTTACAAGCAGACTCACAGGCAGGTACATTCGACGGTGGAGAAACCCTGACAGGCTCTACCTCTGGATTTACTGCTAACTTTAGAGGAAGTGTAGGTCCTACAATGTATATTGAATATGCAGATGTAGCAGCTGGTTCTACTTCCGTAAAGATATCTCGTAATACTGGTCTTGCAGATGGAATGTATATCACCATTGGTGGTGTTACTGCTGCTGAAATTGTAACTATCAATGCTTCAGGTATTGATACACTGACTAATACTCTTACTATTACAAGAGGTGCTCTTGGTACTACTGCTGCTGCTATTGTGGCAGGGTCACAGGTTAATGCATGGTCTGAATCTGCAACAACATCAACTATTGATGAGGGTGCAACATTTACAGCTGGTGACCAAACTCTAACAGTCGCTGACTCTACTGGATTCATTGGTGGTGGTGTTATCAAAGTTGATAACGAGATAATGACCATTGATGCAGTCAACGGTAATGATTTAAGTGTAAGTAGAGGTCGTTATGGTACTGCTGATGTTGACCACAACAACGGTGTTGCTGTTACTCTTTTAACAGATAACGGTATATATCTCTTAAACTATTGGACAGAAGCGGAGACAATAACTGGATCCTCATCTAACGCAACAGCAATTCTAGGATTCCCAGGTAACACTGCTGCTACGATTGAAAATAAGTATTGTGTATCAGAGACAAGTGCAGTCGCAACCGACCACGTTTTAGCTGATGCTCCTACATTCAACATTGATAGGACATATAAGTATGACCTATCAGATGCTACATGTAGTAACTACCCACTGAAATTCTCAGCAGATGATGCTGAAGGTACTAATGGCTCAGGTACTGAGTATACAGCAGGAGTAAGTAAGGTAGGTACCGCAGGTACAGCAGGAGCATATACTTCAGTTGAAATTACTGATACTACTTCCAACTTACTATTCTCCTATGCAGATGGTTCCCCTGCTGGATCTACAACTGGAGTTGGTTTCCAAGCATCAGTTCAGGCAGACCCAACATACACAGAGATATATGTTTATGATGTTGGTGGTGAAGCACTCGCTGCTGCTGACACATTTACTATTAACCAGATTACTCAAACTATTGAGGCAAATGGTGTTGAAGTAGGACCTTATGGATATGTCCAAGAATGGTATCCAATGTCATGTCATCTTAAAGTTACTTTAGGAGAAGGGTCACAGGCATTTGCTGTTAATGATGCATTCTATGATACTCCTACTCTTAATAATGGTACAAGAGTAATTACCACTGTTAGAGATGGTAAGATGCTAACGTTTAATAACGTTGGTGCTGCTGATGGCTCAAGGACACAGGGTACATACACAAATATTTCTCCTAACTCAACAGGTGGGTCTGGAGACATTGCATCTACCAAGGTAACTGTTGTGGTAGATGGATCAGGTGCAGCGACTATCACCCTATTAGATGGTGGGTATGGTCATGCTGGATCCGATACTCTCACTATCAATGACTCTCAGTTAGGTGGTGGTGGAGGTGCTGCATTAACATTTGATGTGGCAACTATCAGTACTGGTATTCATACAGACCAGACAGGAATATATGATGCTGAGGATTATTTCTTCTATGGTAAAGCAATAGCTGCAAATGTTACCGATAAAAACAGTTCTATTATAGTTGGACCTGGACAGAATTTACTTGTATATTCTAGTGCAGCAGATCTTAGTTATGTGGTTAATGGATTTGAAACAAACTCAGATGACTTCCCAGTGGTACAATTGACTAAAGTCGCTACTGGTGGTGGCGGTGGTGGTGCTGCACCTTAATATTGCACCTAAATAACTACATCAAGGATAATAATAAATGGCATTAACCCGCTTAAAGAATATTATTACGTCAAGGACTGGTCGTATTATATACGTCAACCCTGACGACTTTGATGCGTCTGACGCATATGACAATAGAGGTAACTCAGCATTGCGTCCATTCAAGACATTGCAACGTGCTTTCCTTGAAGTAGCAAGATTCTCTTATAGGGTTGGTCTTTCAAACGACGAATTTGACGCATTTAGTATATACCTCTATCCATCAGAGTATGTGGTAGATAATAGACCAGGTATTGCTGACTATAACGCAATTCAACCATTTAACGAGAATACTAACTTTGACCTAACTTCCCCCTCTAACGAGCTTTATAAATTCAATTCAACTCGTGGTGGAATTATCGCACCAAGGGGTGTGTCTGTAATCGGATCTGACCTCAGAAGAACTAAGATTGTACCTAAATTTGTACCATATCCAACAGTACAAGGATCACTTGGTATAACTGCTGCTAACGAACCAGTTGAGTCTGCTATATTCAAACTAACTGGTGGATGCTATTTCTGGCAGATGTCATTCTTTGATGGTGACAACACAGGTGTATATTATAGGGATGACCTATCACAAATTGCACCAAACTTCTCACATCATAAGATTACTTGTTTCGAGTTTGCTAATGTAGAAGACTTAGAATTATATTATCAGAAGATATCAAAAGGATACGCAGTTATCCCTGATACCTCAGGTATTATAAATCAAGACCAAATGCAACCAAGGATTGAAGAGAATAGAATCGTTGGTCCTATATCTGATGAATTTGCAGTATCACAGATTATAAGGAATGGTCAAACTGCAACAGCATTTACCGTGGATGAACTTGGTAACCCCAAGAACCACGGTTTCTCTGTTGGTGTTGCTGTTAACGTATCGGGAGTTACTGGTCCTACTGACCAAGACGCTCTGCTATACAACGGTAGTTTCCTAGTAACGTCCGCACAGGGTAACCAATTTACTTACCAGATGTCTGCTGAGCCATCAGGTAACGCACTAGGTAGCAACGTACTAGTCAAGGTCGAGATTGATACAGTTGACTCTGCTTCACCATATGTCTTCAACTGCTCTCTAAGATCGGTGTGGGGTATTAATGGTATGCATGCTGACGGTAGTCAAGCAACAGGTTTCAAGTCAATGGTTGTTGCCCAGTTTACTGGCATATCACTTCAGAAAGATGACAGAGCATTCGTCTTATACAACCAAACTACTGGAGCATATGAACCCCAGGCTGCGGGATCTGGTGCTCACATTAATGGACTCGCACAATACCGAAAGGGATGGAGACATCGACACATCAAAGCATCAAACGACGCTTTCATCCAAGTCGTCTCTGTGTTCGCAGTCGGATTCGGAGATCATTTCTTCTCTGACAGTGGAGGAGACCTCTCGATTACCAACTCGAACTCAAACTTTGGTAACACTTCTCTCCGATCTAAAGGCTTTAAAGCAGCAGCGTTTACGAAGGATAAAGCAGGGCAGATAACACACGTTATACCACCCAAAGATCTGAGTGATGTTGAGGAGATATCTATCAACTGGGTGACCATTGATATTGCTAAGACGAAGAGTGTTGCAGACCCAACAAAACTATTTCTCTACGGTTATACGGTAGAGACAGGCCGACCACCAAGCAAAGTGCAGGGATATACTGTAGGTGCTAGACGTGATGACGTTAACACCCCAGATCGCCTATATGTGCTCTTGATTGCTTCAGGTGCATCGGAACCAACTACACATTATGCAGAAATCAATCCGAGTGGTACCACAGTTACAGGTACTAGGTCAGGTGATGATGAATCACCGATCAAGTGGGATGAAGTAAACGCCCAGTGGTATATTCAGGTAGATGGAGCACAGAATACTATCTACACTACACTACAGGCAAACAGTCTCTATCAGAACCTTGGATTCACACCTACTACATTCGTAAGGAGAATACCAGATGCTAGGAACTTGGTTGATAGGATATACAGGTATCGCTATGTATTGGACAAGGATTCATTCCCTGTTCCCAGACAGCCCATTACTGGTTTCGTTTTACAGCCACGAAGTAGTGAGACCAATAGTCCTGCATATAGTAAAACCTATTACATATATGCTGTAGAAACATTCCAAGAGTTTGAAAGAGGTGTGACTGACGGTGTATACTATCTGACATTCTTGAATGCTAGTGTATCTCCATCAACATCTAACTTTAATGACTTTGCATTCTCACAGGCAACAGTAGATTTATATCCTGCATTTGACAGAGATAATCCAGTTGCTGACCCTTCTGCTGCGGTATCTATCGCAAGTAATGAAACTCTCGGTGTTGTTACTACCACTGACGGTGCTTCACCAACTCCTAATGAGGACACACAAAGAAGTATCACTAAGGAAACATCTCAGTTTATTCTATTAGAATCTGAGAATAACTTAGGATATAATACTACTTCAAACGTATTGAATGGTATTAGTGTCACATCCAGATTAGGTGATGCTGAAGAAAGAAAGATTGCACTCAAACTAAATGCTGACAACTCAGTACAACCGATACTTGTAGAGTTACGAAGGTATTCAATCCTTAGAGCATCGGGTCACACGTTTGAGTATCTAGGTTTTGGTCCAGGAAACTACTCAACTGCATTCCCATCTACACAGGTGGAGGTATTAAGTAAGGATGCAGTTAGACTATCACAGTCACTTAAGGAGTCAGCAGGTGTTGCTTACTACTCTGGTGTTAACAGTGATGGTGAGTTATTCGTTGGTAACCAGGTTATTAACCCAGTTACAGGTCAGATAACCAATGAAGATATTGCCCAATTAAATGTGTTGGGTGAAGAAGGTACAACTATTGAAACCTTCTCAGAGATTGTGCTTACTGATAAACTAACAGTTATTGGTGGTGCATCTAACCAGTTAGAATCTGTATTCTCAGGTCCAGTTACATTCCAGAAGAAAGTAACATCGCAGGATTTAATACAGTCTCTTAACTACACATATGCCAACGAAGATGGCACAGTGTTAAGGAACACATTCCTTGCTGAGGATGATGGTACTGGTAATCCAGTAACTCAGACAGGTGCTGCTTATAATAGTGGCGACATCGCATATAATATAGATTGGAGTCCAGGAACCTTTATAGGATGGATGTATGATACAGGTATCTGGTATAAATTCGGTCTAAGTGACACTGCACCTATCGTATCTCAGAGATATGCAGGTGTAACTCATTATGGTATTGGTGAAGCACCTGATGCTTTGAATAGATTTAGAATTACAGGTAATATTGCTATTACTGGTGATATTGATGTATCAGGTAAATATGGTTGTGCAGACAAATATACTCTCGCAACTGGTGTCAACAGTGGTAATAATGGTGTAATGTATTCGGGAGATGGTATTACTAATACCTTCGCTATATCTCCTGGTCATACAGCATATTCATTAATGGTATTCTTAAATGGTGTATGTCAGAGGCCAGCAACTGACTATACAGTCACAGGTAATGCTGTAGACTTCTCGGTTGGTACTACTCCTCAAAATGGAGATAACATACAAATTCGTGAACTTGTTATCTAAATAGTAATAATAGAGGTGATACATGTCCACCAAAATTATAGGAAATCAGATTGATGCGACCACTCGTGCAATTATAGAAGCACTACAGGTTACAGAGCAAATCAATCTTCCTTCACTAAACCAAACTCAAGTCAATGCATTAGGTGCACCTGCCTACGGTACGTTAATCTATAACAATACCGAGGACATGGCACAAATCTACAAGCAGGACGCTGCTCAAGGTGTTCCTGGATGGGATGACGTGGGTGGTGGAGGTCCATCGGTTGGTGAAAATAGTATTATTAGGACTAATGGTCCAACTATAGAAGAGAATTTAACTATAGGTCCAGTTGCTAACGGTGGTGCTGAATTTACCAACGGTTTTAGTGCAGGTCCAGTTAGTATTGCAAACGGATTTACAGTAACTATCGAGAATGGTGCGACATGGAACATTATCGGTGGTGAAGATTACGAAGGTTTAGAAGTTGCTAGTATCATATCAGGTACTGGTGATTTCTCACAGTTATTACATTGGACTACAACTAAGGAAGCAGTTACATACTATCAAACAAGTGGTACTGTAACTCACGACTTTACTCAAAGTTCAGTAGTATATGTGCAAAAAACAGGTGGAGGTAACTTTACTTTCAACCTAAACAACCTACCTACAACTGATGAAGGTGGTGTTTATAGATTCACTGTCATCATTGAAAATGCAGGAGGTAATGGAGTCCCTACTACATTTAATATTAATGGGGTCAACACTGGTTTACAGTGGAGAAATTCAGGTACCAGTAGTCACAGTTATACATTCCAACGTATTGAGTATTATATCATCGCAAGGCAACCACCAGGCGAAGATGATTACTTCTATACAGTATTAGCTGGTGATTATGGCAACAATGGTTATGACTAAATAGTTTGGAGATTATTGATTAGATGGCACAGTTAAACATCGGAGCAATAAAAGACCTTGGTGGTATAGGTGGATTCACCTTTACATCTGGGGGAATTACATGTAACGGTACTCTTAATGTTACTAACATTATGATTGACGGTACGATTGCTGGATCCTCTGCGTTCATTCTTCCTAATCCATCAGGTCATGCTGAAGAATATATCTCTAACAATGGTAGTAACCTAACATGGGGTAATCTATCAACTGCTTCTGGTGTTCGCTCAATGCAAGTGTGGACTGGAAATGGTACATGGAACAAACCAGAGTCTAGCGTCAAGACTATTTGTGTATTCTGCACAGGTGCAGGTGGCGGTGGATCAGGTCATGGAGAAGGTGGCGGTGCAGGAGGTACCGCAGTAAGACAATTAGATGTTACTAACATATCATCAGTATCTGTAACAATAGGAAACCCAGGTGGTGGTACTAATTACTCAGGATGTGGTGGTAATGGTAACGGTTCAAGTTTTGGTGGGTATTGCTCTGCCAGTGGTGGATACGGTGCAAACTGTAGACAACAGTATACTGGAGGAATCGGAGGTAATGGTTCTGGAGGAGCATTAAACATCTATGGTGGAGGTGGCGGTGGTCACGGACACTATTATAACTATGGTAACCATGGTGGTTCATCATCCTATTGGGGTGGCACACAACCATCATCACACTCTCAGTCAAACTATGCTCATAGACACCAGTCTCATTGTGCATGGGGAGCAGGAGGAAACGGATCCCGACATGGTAACAGAGGTGCTAGAGGTCGTGAGGGAGTCGTGGTTGTCCATGAGTTCTATGGATAAATACAACAGGATAAATTAAACAATGTCTAAACTTAGAGTATCCGCTATTAAAGATTTAACAGGTGCAAATGGGTTCATGCTTGCAGGTGGTAGTATCACTGCATCTACAACTCTAACTGTATCTAACATTGTTATTAATGGTAACATTATGGGTGGGTCAACTTATAATGTCCCAGATCAAGGTGGTAACGCAGGTAAGGCATTGATGTCAAATGGTTCTGGATTTGAGTGGGTTGAAGTTGCTGCTGCATCTGGTATTCGCTCTATGCAGACATGGACATCCAATGGTACATGGACTAAACCTAATGATGTGACATCTATCATCGTAACCGTAGTTGGTGCAGGTGGTGGAGGATCAGGATATAATGAATCAGGTGGTGCAGGTGGTATGTCAGAAAGAGTTATTGATGTAACTAACGTATCATCAGTATCTGTATCAATCGGTAATCCAGGTGGTGGTTCTAACTACTCAGGATGTGGAGGAAGTGGTAACACATCTTCATTCGGTAGTTATTGCAGTGCTTCTGGAGGATATGGTGCTAACTGTAGGCAACAGCATGCAGGTGGTATCGGTGGAAATGGTTCAGGTGGTAATCTGAATATATACGGTGGTGGAGGTAACGGACACGGTTCTTACTGGGCGTTCGGTAACGTCACCGCAGGTAGATCATTCATGGGAGGATCACAACCTTCATCCCATGGTCAAGGAAATTATGCTCACAACCATCAATCTCACTGTGCTTGGGGTGCAGGAGGAAATGGTGGACAGCATGGAGCACGAGGTGCTAGAGGTCGTGAAGGTGTCGTTATTGTTCAGGAGTTTTACGGATGAGTGTTCTTAAGGTATCACAAGTTACTGACATTACTGGACTGGGTGGTTTTGCCCTATCGTCTGGTAACATCACGTGTGCAGGGACACTTAAGGTTAATGATATAAACATTAACGGTACTATAACAGGGTCATCTACACATATCATACCTAGTATGAGTGGTCAGTCAGGAAGATTTTTGAGCACTGATGGCACAAATTTACTTTGGTCACAGGAGTTTCAAAGTGGTGGCGGGGGTGCAGGTTTCAGATCTATGCAGGTTTGGACTTCTAATGGTACATGGAATAGACCCAGTGATGTCAGAACTATCAAAGTTGTACTTGTAGGTGCAGGTGGTGGTGGAACTGGTTGCGGTGAGTCTGGTGGTGCAGGTGGACATAGTGAAAGAGTAATAGATGTACAAAACGTTTCTTCAGTTTCAGTCTCAGTAGGTAACCCAGGTGGTGGTACAAACTATGCAGGATGTGGCGGTAACGGAAATGGCACAAGTTTTGGAGGTTATTGTTCCGCCTCAGGAGGATATGGAGCAAACTGTAGGCAGCAGCATGCAGGTGGTATTGGAGGAAATGGATCTGGTGGTAATATAAACACCTACGGTGGTGGTGGAAATGGATGGGGTTGGTGGTCAATCTATGGTCAGCATCAAGCAGGTGCATCATACTTTGGCGGTACACAACCATCCAGTCACCAACAATCTAACTACGCACACAGACACCAATCACATTGTGCTTGGGGTGCAGGTGGTCAGGGTTCCATGTTTGGTAACAGAGGAGCAAGAGGACGTGAAGGTGTGGTTGTAGTATATGAATATTATGGTTAATAAATACATCAGAGGTTTCAAGTAACTATTATGGCTAAATGGGCTATCGTTGAAGCATCCTCAGGTGGTCTCAGTGATATCTGTGATGAAGCAGATAAATTTGAGATCTATGAAGGAGCAGATTCAAATATGAAATGGGTTGAAGTACCCGATGACACAACTTACTCACATTATATGGCGAATGGTACCATATATGATAGTGCAGATGATCAAGATTCCGTTGTAGAAGCAATGTTGAATCGTACTGAAGCATATGGTCCAGTGGGTGACCAACTCGATATGATGTATCGAGATCAAACGAATGGTACTAATGAGTGGAGAACACACATTAATAATGTTAAAACTAATACTGCTAAACCTTCCACAGTAGTACAAACTAAATCAAACGATCCTAAGAGGATTCAATTACAAGGACGCAAAGCATGGGATCCTTGGGTTGACAACTGGGTACCACCAGGGTAGAATATACCGATAATTCTCTTATTATGAAGTTTGCGATTGTTGGTGGCGGTACCGCAGGATGGATGACTGCTGCCACTTTAATAAGACAATTTCCACAGGCGGATCTTACACTCTATGAGAGTGATAAGGTACCGCCTATTGGCGTTGGAGAGTCAACAACCCAATTCTTTAGAGTATGGTTAAATTACCTTGGACTAAAGGATGAAGAGTGGATGGCAGCATGTGATGCTACCTATAAAGTATCAGTAATGTTCCATGGATTCCATGATGTAGATGATTCACCATGGCAATATCCATTTGGCATCCCAAGATCAGATACATATAGTCCTGACTATTGGTTTTATAAACAATCTCAAGAAGGATTTCCAGGATCCAGACTAGCGGAGGATTATAACCTAGCAGCACAGTGTGCTATAAGAAATAAACTACCTGTTGGTGAGTATGCTAATCAGTATTATGATTTGCAGAAAGCAGCAGGTTTTCATTTTAATGCCAGTAAGTTTGCTATATGGTTAAGAGATAACTATTGCTTACCTAAAGGTGTTAAGCATGTAATTAAAGATATAAAGAAGAAACCGAAGGCAGACTTAGTATTTGATTGCACAGGGTTTGCATCTAGATTTAATAAGTCTAAGTGGATATCATTTGAAGATTGGTTACCAAATAATAGTGCATGGGTAACACGTGTGCATTATGATGATAAGGATACACAAATCAAACCATGTACTGATTGCACAGCATTAAGTAGTGGATGGGTATGGAATGTACCAACCTATGAAACTATAGGTACAGGATATGTATTTTGTGATAAATTCATTTCGCCAGAGGATGCCCGAAAAGAGTTTAGGGAACATCTAACAAATAATGTACAATCTGATTGTGGATGTTATACTGACAAATTGTTCCGTCTTATTAAATTTAAAACTGGTAGAAGAGAGGAGATATGGAAAGGCAATGTAGTTTCTATTGGACTATCAGCAGGATTTATAGAACCATTAGAATCTAATGGATTATATTCTGTGCATAACTTCTTACTTAATTTCATTAGATGTTATAGGGGTAAGGTAGTAACTCAATTCATTAGAGATACATTTAATAACCATTGTAATCATACATTTGATTCATTTGCATCATTTGTTGCTATGCATTATGCTCTTACTCAACGTAATGATTCACCATATTGGAAGCATATTCAAAAGATTAAATATCCATATAATGCTGCTGCACAGGCAGCACAGATACTACATATGGAAAGCAGTTCCAATTTCCATAAAAAATTATCCTATGAAAATTTTAGTAATGAGGGATTATTCTATGTTATTGCAGGTCACAACTGGAATCCATTTACATCACCAATTATAGATGAGATGAAATTATTCAGTGATATGCCAGATGTTCCAGAGGATATCCAATGGAATGAAGAGGAATTTGATAAGATGCCAACACCTATGGATTATTATAAGGAGAAAATATATGCAAGTTGAATCTATTTGTATTGTAGGAGGTGGATCCTCAGGATGGATGACAGCAGCATTGTTATCTAAAGAGCATCCAGAAATAGAAATAGCACTGATAGAGGATCCAAATATACCTACCATAGGTGTGGGTGAATCTACACTAGGACATTTCAATAGGTTTCTTATTAGACTAGGACTAGAAGATAAAGATTGGATGCCATTTTGTGATGCAACATATAAATCATCTATTGGATTCAAGAATTTTAGAGAGGGTAAGGGTGAGAGGTTCCAATATCCATTTGGTAGATTTGAGTGGGATCCAGACCAGATGGATGCTATATCTAATTTCTTTGAGTTACAGAGTGAAATAGGTAAGGATGTATATCCACCAGAAGAGTTTGCAAGGTATGCTAATAAGGTTACATACTTAGCAGATTATAATAAGATGGTGGAAGAGATACCTGACTCTCATTTTAATTTTAAGGTACATACAGCATATCATTTAGATGCTAATAAGTTTGGTGAGTTTCTAAAGAATAAAGCATCATCTGTACATCATATACTTGCTAAGGTAGAGAATGTAATTAAGACACCTGATGGTAGTATTCATAGTATTATTACTGATGAGGGTAATACTATTAGTGCTGACCTATTTGTAGATTGCACAGGATTTAAATCATTATTATTAGAACAACACATGGGTGTTAAGTTTAACTCATGTAAGGATATGTTGTTTAATGATAGAGCATTGGCAACACATATTGACTATGATGATAAAGAGACACAGATGGTACCTTATACTGATTGTGTTGCATTATCTAACGGATGGGTGTATAATATACCATTATGGAGCAATATCGGAACTGGATATGTATATTCCAGTGACTATATTAGTGATGAGGATGCAGAGGAAGAGTTTAGAAATTATCTACCAGAATCTGCTAAGGATTGCCAGTTAATGCCCATCAAAATTAAACATGGTGTGCATGAGGTGGGATGGGAGAAGAATGTTGTTGCTATTGGGTTAGCATATGGATTCTTAGAACCATTAGAATCTACTGGTCTGATGACTACACATGAGAATGCTATATTCTTATCTGATTTGTTATCACAGCGTAACGGTATCATCACGGAGCATTCAAGGAGTGTATATAATTTCTCAGCACAAAAGACATACGAGAGCATGAAGATATTCATATCCATGCATTATAGTTTGTCAGCAAGAGAGGATAATGATTATTGGTCTGATTGTACAAATACTATTCAATACCCAGGTGTTAGGGGTACCATGTTACATGGTAATTTTGCCAGTATGGATGCATTAACAGATTATTATGCATTATTAGATGGATTGCAGAATAGATTCTATTCACAGAAGAGATTGGATGGTCTGATTTATATTGGAGCAGGTCAAGATATATCTCCTATTAGTAAAGCAATGTATGATGAGAAAAATACAGTTACACCTGAGAAGAAAGAATATATAAGAGACATACACAAAGAATATCAACTTATTAAGAAACAAACTATTGAGTGGGTCAAAAAACAACCATCTCATTACCAATATCTGAAGGATAATATCCATGTTTAATTTATTTAAAAAGAAAGAGGAACCATTTAAGAGGTGGGTGAGATTTTATTCTATACATCCAGGTGTATCAGAAATAAATCCATGGATATCTGCATCTAAACTTAAAAGGAAATGGAGAAAGAAAGCACATATTAAACAGGCACAATATGAAGAGTCCAAGTGCCCTGCAAAGAAATGGTTTAAGATGTTTGGCACATATAATGACTATAGAATGAAGGGTGGTGCAGAGAGAGAAATTGATCCAGATAGTATCTCTGGATTATTCTCACATGCAGTAACATGTCCTGCTATTGCACAGGTAATGGATACTGGATGGGTGATGGTAGCACCTGCTGATATACTATTGAAATTTGATAAGGGTAACCCAAGTTTCGGATGGTTATCACAAATGAATTTCAATACAAGTGATGACTATGTTAAATCACATGTAGCGGAACAAACAGAGGGTATGAGAGATTTATTAGCACCATGGAAGGGTGAGACTCTACCAAGTGTTATTAAATTAGAAATGCCTTGGAGGGTTATGGCACACCCTGATGTATTATTCATGCAAATGCCTATACCATATTATGATGAACCAAGGTTCACCGTACCAACTGGTATAGTGGATCCTGCATTCAGTTATGAAATCAATCTACAATTATTCTGGCATCAATTACCTAGGGGTGAGGAAGACAGTGAAGTAGTATTGGTTAAGGCAGGTACTCCATTAGTACAATGGGTACCACTTGATAGAAAAACATTCGATATGAAAAATTGGAATGTAATACAAGAGGATGCTAATGAAGAGGATATTGCAAATAATGCTATTATGGACTATAATAGGTTCCAGCATTTTGCAGAAACTACTACTCTCAAAGAGAGGATAGAATTAAATAGAAACGTAGTCAGTCTAAATAAAAACAAAGAGAGGTTTAACTAATGGCAGAAGAACAAGATGTGATGGAGGTTAATCTTGCCGAGAGAGCAGGAGTAAAGACCGAACAGGAGAAATTAGAAAGTACAGGTGTTATCGAAGGTCTTATAACATTTGACCAGTTGGTAATGAACTTCTTACAACAGCATCATAATGCTCTGGAAGAGTATAAGAAACTCCAACAGGCACTAGATAATATGCATTATACAAGTACTATCACTAAGATATCACTTGAAGAATTGCAGACTAAAAAGGATACTCTTAATAAATTATCTGGAGCAGTTGAAGCACTAGCATTATATAAGAAGCATGTAGATCCTAATTGCACTGATAGAGATTTCGTATTCTCAAATGACTCAGTAGAACCTGAGATAAAAGAGGACGATATTAAGGATGAAAGTTGATTTATTATTTCCTACACCATTATGGACATTTGATGATTGTGGTATAGATTTAAACAATCTTGCCCAATTTTGCCAACAGGTGAAGGATGAAGATGAAAGAGGAAGAACAGCATCAAATGATGGTGGATGGCAATCTTGGGACTTCGTACCACAGGTTATGGAGCAGAAGCATATGCCATTACATGATGTCTATGAATATCTAACAACTATCGCATATTCTGCATGTGATGATTGGGGATATCAAAAGTATAGACTCAAGATGACTAACCTCTGGATTAATATAAATCAGAAAGGAAATTTCAATCATTTACATACACATCCTGGTTGTCAATTATCAGGTGTATTCTATGTTAAAGTACCACCATGTTGTAGTGGTGAATTAAAGTTTGTTAGAGATATGAAAGACCAATGCTTAAAAGAAGCATGGGGATGCTCAGAGAACTTTGACCATTATGAGAGAGAATATAATAATATAGAGACATATGTAACACCAGAGGAGAATAAAGCATTATTGTTCCCTGCTTGGTTAATGCACTCAGTTGATAGAAGTGCTAGTGATGATGATAGAATATCATTATCATTTAATTTTAATGTATATTCTGAACATTATGTGAAAAATGGAATCTATCCAAGTCAAGAACCTACTAGGCAAACATTACCACTCTCGCTTATGTAAATTAGTATCGGGGATGAATGGATTCCCATGGTATTTTTTAAGTGATGATGTCAGTTATAGTACTCAAGGGTACGAGTTTGGTGATGTACGATTATTGGAGATACCTGATAAGGAACAGACAGTAGGATTCACACATGTATTGTTAGACCAGAATAATGTTGAGTCACCATGGTTACCACAGTTTCAACCATTACTTGATAGTGTAGAAGATCAATTTGATTATCAAATTGATTGGTTACGTGTTAGATTATCTCTACTATTAAATAATGGTAAGACAGGACATAATGCACCACACACAGATAGTGAAAAGGATCATTATGCAGCATTATATTATTTTCACGAGAGTAACGCACCAACAGTTTTCTTTAATGAGATGGATGATGAGAGTCGTGGTACAATAGATGAGAGATGGATGTTTGCAATGACAAATAAGAAATGGACAGTAGCAGACAGAGTATATCCTGAACCAAATATGTTGCATGTATTTAATGGACACCAGTTCCATGCATCATCTACACCTACTGGTAAGGAGAAATATAGAATAACATTAAATCTTAATTGGACTACACCTCGTGACCTCTTTAACCCTGATAGAAACCCTTAAAACTAAAGATTGGGAATATGATGACACACCACATTTATTCAAGAGTGGGGTGGATCCACATGGTTTGGTAACGTGGAAGGATATAGAATACTGTTTAAATAATCCTAATCAGTTTAACATCAAGTTTATTAATAAACATATTAATCAGTTTATTGAGTATCCTAAGTTTAAGAGAGCATGGGATGCACATGACCAACCAGAGGTCAGAGAACTGATGAATATATTTGCTGATGGTCACACATGTATAATAGAGAAGTTTGAGTATATACATCACAGCAAGCAGTACATATTAAAACAGATAGAAGATATATTTAATGTGCAAGCATCAATGCATATATTTTGTGGTCTAGGTGATACTAGATCATTTAATATACATGAGGATTATGCTAATAATTTAATCATACAAGTAGATGGAGAGACACACTGGGAAGTATATGAGAACCGTGCATCAAATTTAATACCACAGTTAGATTATACTTCTGTTGCTGATAATTTAGGACAGGGTGTTGACCCATCTAAACTGACAATAGCAATTGATCATGTGATGCAACCAGGAGATATATTATACATACCTGCAAGGACATATCATCGTGCGTTCCCTAAAGCAAAGAGATTATCTCTCAGCATACCATTACAACATTTGTGCAGTGCACAACCAGTAGATAGAAATTATTATGATCTCCCCTGTTAATGTGCATCCTTATTTGTATAAGGGTAATTATGATTTTAAATTTGATACCATTAAGGATAGGGTTGATGAGTATGTAAATTATGCTAGGGAGAATCCAATGGATGAAACTCCTGAGATGGATGGTGGTGTGACTACTGTTGTACAATGTTTTAATGACCCACCACATAACTGGGATATATTCCAGGACTTCAATCAATATGTGTTCAAGTGTGTTGATGACTTATGGAATCTATGGAAGTATCACCCTATGCCTAGAGACTTGATGCAATCATGGATAAATGTACATCCTAAGGGTGCATGGACTAGAGAGCATCATCATCAACATGTAGCAGTGGCAGTAGCAGCATACTTGCATGTCCCAGAGAATAGTGGTAGACTATTGATCAAAGACCCACTGGGAGTTTATAAGTATAATGAACCCCTAATATATGGATACCATGATAAAGGTTTCGATTGGGAAGCAGTTGATGTAGAATCAGGAGATATATTATTCTTTCCTGGTTGGTTGACACATAAAACTGAGGTAAATAGTAGTGAGCATGACAGATATGTCATGTCAATGAACATTAGAGCATTACATCATCAGGCATGAGTAAATTAATATCAGTATATGATACTAAATTAATATCAGATAAGTTATTATATGAGATAACATATCTACCGTACAAGATGATCAGGACTGATACACCACCATGTGAGAATCAACCTGATGTAGACATGCGTCACAGTTATTGGACACATCAATTATATAATTTTTGTCCAGTAAATGATCCAGAGTACTATGAGAATGCAGGACTAGAAGCAAGTAACAATCCTATCTACCTAGATGTGTTAGGATATTTGGAAGCAAAATGCCCAGATTTGCCCCCTCGTGCTCATCTTTATAGTGCATATATTAATGTCTTAAAGTATGGTAACTCACCTGCTGTACATGTTGATGCACCTTATCATGTGGATAGTAATAAAACTGTATTAGTTTATTTAAATCCAGAGTGGAATTGGAATTGGGGTGGTGAGACTATATTCTTTGATCATAATCTTGAAGCAAAGAGAATAGTATCATTTAAACCAGGTAGAGTAGTATTATTTGATGGTAGACTACCACATTTAGGTTGTGCACCGTCAGCACATTATCTTTATAACAGATACATTATGGCATTCAAATTTATGGATCCAGATGTAAGACAGAAGTTATTCGATAAATATGACATGGAGAATCATCCACCAGTATTTGATATGGGTGTGATGGGATTTAGTCCTAAGGTAACAAAACAATTATGGGAGAACAATGACGCAGGAATCTGACCCTAGATGTTTCAGACAATTATTAATTCCGTCTGAAATGAAAACATTAAGGAAGGCACTTTTCATTTATCAGGGTCAATTATATAAGAAATATGGCAAATTAACTAAAGAACAACGTAGTGAAATTGAGTCCATATATGATAAATTACATCTAAGATGAATCAACCAGAAATAATACCTGCATTTAGTCAACCAATATATGTTAACACCGTAGAATTGGATGACTATTTAATATCTGAGGTAGTTAATTCACCAACAAATGATGATAGTTTTCATCACGATCCTACCTATAGAAATAATGGTAGTATGTCAGTTGATAGACAATGGTTACAATCTCATCCAGAGATTAGAAATATTGTTGAAGAGCATTTAGATAATTATGTATTTAATGAGTTAGGAATTGGAAGACAAAGACATCAATTAATCCATACATGTAGTTGGGTTAATATGCATGAGAATGGTGATGTTGCACAAGGTCACACACATACAAATAGTATGTTTAGTGGTGTTATGTATTTTAAAATACCAGAGAATAGTGGTGAGTTAAGATTTCATTGTCCTGCAATTATTCCTACATATGTAACACAAACAGTATTACCTGACATAGTTAGATCTAATGTATATAATATGAGAGAGATTAATATTATGCCTGAGGTAGGTATGATAATAATATTTCCATCACACTTAGCACATAGTGTTAGTGTTAATGAAAGCAATGAGCAGAGATATTCAATGGCATTTAATTATTTTATGAAAGGTCAATTTGGATACGATGATAACTCATTAACGTTATGACAATTCCACTATTATTAGCAGAGGCAATTCCTTTGGAAATTAGAAACATTCTTAAGTCCCTAAAGAAGGGCATGAAGGTTAAGTTAAAAGATGGTGAAGAAGGGACAATTAATTTTATATCTGACCAATATATAACTGTTAGTTGTAATAGACATGATGACCCTAATAGTATGCATGGGTATAAAGAAACAAATGTGTTAGTATATCCCCAAGATTGGGATGATATCTATATTGAGGATGAGCATTTTTATAACCATAAGAATTATAAAGGTTATATCAGAGATCATCCTGGAAATGAAGATTTGCCAACTGATATAACAGGTATGGACAAATAAAAAATATATGATATAATATAATATATTTGAATTAAAGAATGAGAAAGTGGTGGAGAGTCTGGAAGTATAGTTTAGGGAGTTTTAACGATGAGACAACCAAGAGATATGATAATCTTGTACTCATTATTCGATCTATTATCTTTCTTACTTATCTCATCACTAATTGTTTTATTGTTAGTGGTGTAATTAGACATTGGAATGATTGACACAGTATTATATGGTGATTGTAGATATACATTACCAACAATAAATCATAAGTGTAGGATGTGTGTTACATCCCCACCTTATTATGGATTGCGAAATTATAAAGGTGCAGATAATCAAATAGGTTTAGAGCAATCACCTGAGGAATATGTTGATGAGTTAGTTAAAGTATTTCGATTAGTGAGAGATATATTAACTGATGATGGGACATTATGGGTTAATATAGGTGATAGTTATTATAACTATCGAGGTGGTAAAGGTCAGGCATTACCTAATCAATCATTTGGTGGTGACCAAGACCTACCACAAATAAATCCTAGACGTGGTAATAAACTACAAGGATATAAAGAGAAAGATTTAATTGGCATACCTTGGATGTTAGCATTCGCATTACGTCAGGATGGATGGTATCTAAGACAGGATATAATATGGAATAAACCTAACCCTATGCCTGAGAGTGTAAGAGATAGATGCACTAAATCACATGAGTATATCTTTTTATTATCAAAGAATCAGAATTATTATTTTGATGTGGATAGTATTAAAGTGCCAACTGTTGATGGTAAACAATTAAAGAGAAAGAAAACAGTATGGGATGTGAAGGTTAAACCTAATAGAGCAACTGGACATCACGCAGCATATCCTGAGGAATTAATAACACCTTGTATATTGGCAGGTAGTGAAGAGAATGATATTATACTTGACCCATTTATGGGTAGTGGTACTACAGGGACAGTTGCTAAGGGATTTGGACGTAGATACATAGGATGTGATTTACAAGAGTATTAAGTAATATTACAAATAAAAGACGTGGCGTAAATATATGTTATATTAAGTATGTCAAACAAATTCTATTCATAAAATGACAAAGACTTTTAAAACAGACTTAATATCCGACCTTGAGACAGTAACATTATGTGCTATCAAGGATTTAAATGAGTATATCACCGACTTTAGGATATATGGACGTAGTTTACAAGACTACAAGAATACAATGAATACAGCAGACTTCACAAAGTTTTTCCAATATATTGTGAATGATGCCATTGAAGATACAATCAAGAATCTAGGTATTGATGCTAGACGTGAAGAGGTATCAGGATATGATTATGTCTTTGGTGATACACCAGTTGAATTTAAATTAATGGGTGGAGATAGTAAGGCATCATTTGCTACTGGTAATAAGACATCACACTTTGGTGGTGCAAAGACTAACATAGTATGGACAATTAAATATACATTTAATGATAATCAAATTGATTCATTTGGTATGGTTGTTATCGATACTAACTTAACAGAGTCAAATGTATGGAAGTCATCATCAGGACGTAAGGATAGTTTCTCAACACTTGAATTATTAGTGGGTGAAGAGAAATGTATATTATCTCAAATAGGTATAGTAAGACCTGCAACAAAGAAATTACATTTCTTACCATTACCTACTCAACAAATATTACCTGAGGACAATGAAGTTAAAAGTTTAAACTTCTCAGGATTTGAGAAGATGAGAGATTTATAAATCTCTTGACAATATCTGAGGATGCCAGTATAATAGGGTATCCTCTATTAATGTTGAATGCTAGAAATTAATAAAACATACCATATTAATTGCATTGCAGGGATGGAGAAACTTGATGATAAATCAGTTGATTTAGTCGTCACGTCACCACCCTATGATGATTTAAGGACATACAACGACTCTAGTAGTTGGAGTATGGAAGTATTCTATGCAGTTGCTTGTCAACTGGAGAGAGTATTAAAAGATGGTGGTGTTATAATGTGGAATGTGAATGATGCTACAGTAAATGGTAGTGAGACAGGCACAAGTTTTAGACAGGCATTACATTTTAAGGATGTATGTGGTTTAAGACTACATGATACTATGATATATGAGAAAACAGGCATTGCTTTTGCATCAGGCAGTAAGAGTGTCAGGTATTCTCAAGCATTTGAATATTGCTTTATACTATCTAAGGGTAAACCTAAGACAGTTAATATTATCATGGATAAACCTAATAAGTGGGCAGGATCCACATCATGGGGTAAAGCAAGAAGTAGAAAGAAAACAGGTGAATTAGATATTAGAGAGAATAAGACAAATCCAATCAAAGAATTTGGTGCTAGGAATAATATTTGGAGGATTAAGAATTGTGGAGGATTTGGACAATCAAATAAAGAGAGTTACAAACATCCTGCAACAATGCCAGAGGAGTTAGCATTAGGTCATATTCAAACATGGACAAATGAAGGTGATTTAGTATTGGATCCTTTCATGGGTAGTGGCACAACAGCACAAGTATCCTTAGAAAATAAGAGAAACTTCATTGGATTTGAAATTGATGATACATACTATAAAATGTGTGAAGATAGAGTTAAACCATTGCAAGATAATTTATTAACAAGATTAAATGACATTGCGTAGTAAAGTTTGGGTATCACCCAAATCTGATAATGCTAAAGAAAAATACTTAAAATATTTAAATAGTAAGAATATTGTAAGATTAGAGCATAAAAGAAAAGACAGATGGTTCTTTTCATCTATTGATAACCCTGATTATATGTTTTGGGTAGATTATCCAAATGATAATAATTGGGACTATAAGGAGTTAAACAATGACACAAATTAATGTAACAGAAACAGAGCATCCCGCAGCGATGCATCAACAAGACGTAAATGCATGCATTCATCATTTAAGAGATGCAGTAGTTGACTATGTAGAGAGCGAAGTTGTAACTCCTGGAGAATTTGTAAATTGTGTTAAATCAGCACTAAATGATAGTATAAATCATCATCAACAACGATTAGATTTGTTGAGAGATGTTGAGCATCTATTGAATCAAACATCTAATAAGGAGTTATTAAATGAAGAGCAATGAAGGAGACGAGGCAGCGAAGGCACTTGAAAAACTAATTAATTTAACTAAGAAATACTCAGAAACTGAAATGGATGAGGATGGATTAAGAGAATCAATTAGTGAAAGAATAAATGCAACAAATGAGTTGAAAGATATTCTTACTAGGGCAAAGAATGCACGAGAAAGTTCTTATAAACAATGGCGAGCAACTGATTAATGTATGACGTTAAGGTTATAGATGATTATTTCCCAGAGTGGTTAGTTAATATTGTAAGTAGGGATACTGAGCAAATGCCAGTAACCTATACTAACTCACCATATAATACATTCGATAGAGCAAGATTCTTTGGATGTATGATGATAGAGCAAGATAAACCAAAAGATCATCCACCTTATTGGTTTAATGAATATTTTAATAGATGTATCTATAATGATATATTGAAAGAATATGAAATAACTAATTGCTATCGTATATTATTAAATGGACAATTACCTGACATGAATGGATGCAATCATAATGATGCAGACTCTCAGGATTATATGACAGCAATTTATATGGCACATGGCACAAGTGGTGATACTGTTATAGTTGATAACCACGATTGTGATTATAAGAGAATACCATTTAAGGAAGGAAGGATAGTTATATTCAATAGCAGTATATGGCACAGAGGTGAAGCACCTAAGGAAGGATACAGAGTAACACTAGGAGCAGTATATCCACTATTCAAACCAACATTATGATACCAACACCAATATTTGAATTAATTGTTTTAATTATGGGCATTATATGGATAAATGTGTTATTATCACATTTAGGTGTATATGATGATGAAGAATGAATCTGAATTTAAATCAACTCAAATATCTTAGAGGTGTTTTAAGTATCAGTAGAATGTATAAACCCTATGAGGATAGGGGAGATTGCAATGTTCCTAAAGGATGTTTATGGAATGATGATAAGGAAGATTTATTCATTCAAATTGAAGCAGAGATAATGAGACGGTTTCCAAAGTGTCCACCTTGGTCACCATACGGTCAGTTTTCGGATATAATAGAAGAGTCAAGGAAATTAAACGAGCAAATGACTTCAAAAGCACTCACCAAAGCAGATTTCGACCTAATCAACCTCGTTTTTTCAAGTGCAGCAGCACTTGATGTGGATACAAAACTTGTTGATGATGGCGATACCACACATGACCAGTTTTTTGATGTGTGGAATAAAGTTATCGATGGAGGTAACTAAGAATGTCATCATTACATCACGAGTCACTACTTGAAACATGCTACGAGGAAGCATGGGTAGATTTCGCAAAAACAAATGACCTAACATTTGACCAACTGGATGCACTAGACCAAAATAGTGAGTTAGGTTACCTACCAGTAATAGCGGAGGAAGCACAAAGACGTTTTGAGGAGTTGTGCAGATGAATAAGTATGAAATCACATGGGATGAGCAATATCATCTCATCAAATTATATGATTTACTTAGGGATAATGGCATGATGGATGACCTACCTAAGGAAATCGAAACATTCTTTGAAAAACTACTGGATTAATTAAATGACATTAACCAAATCACTATTCACCACCGATGAGATACAGGATCTCAAAGAAGAGTTTGTAGAGTTTCAAATTAATGAAATGACTACTGAAGAGATGGCAGCATACATTCGTGATGCTGAATTAAAGAAAGTTAATTCATTAACTGAAGACCAACTCAGAAATGAAATTGATGAGTATGATGAGTATTTGTATGAAATACTTGCAAATTATGTGAAGGATGTGGATGGTAGTTGGGATATATTACACGAGTATATACACGATAGACAACAAAACATTTATTTTGAATAATGGAAGTAATCATCACACCAGAAAATGTCACAATGGCATTATCCCCAAAACAATGGGAATTAACTGATTATCAGTTAACATCACTTATTGAGTTTATCAATGAGAATAACCAATATAATGATGATGAAGAGACTATCGATCATTGGGATGAGATAGCATACAAATTAATGCAACAATGGGACTATAGGTATGCAGATGAAAAGAGAAGATACATTCGAGAGTAATATGGAGAATTTTATAACAAGATATGCTAACCAAAAAGGTTACACCACTAAGGAATGCTATACACCTATCAAAGTGCAAGAAGTTCCTGAAGCATTCAAACATAAATATGCTACATACGATGAATACATCGATGCACTAGCAGATTACATTAATGGTTATTAATTATGGCACTAAGTAAACAAGTAAGAGACAGTTTAGAAGCAGCATCCGAGGATTTGAGGAATGCGTTGGCATTTAGTGCCAGATGTGAGAAACCTTACATATCAAAACATATTGCAGATATGTTATCACAAATTGATAATATAATATATGTTGTCCCAATACTAGACAAAGTGGAGGAAATGCAAGATGGCATTATTGACGATAACTAATGGAGTATTGGATACTGATGAATTAAAGTATTATGAGGACATTTATATTACTGATGATAATATAACTGTTGAATCTAAACAATTACCTGCATATACTATAGTAGATAATACATATTATACTGGTGAGACTACTGAAGGATACAGAGTAAATGCTAGGATTAAATGTCAACTAGGTAATCCCGAAGGGATGCAAAGACACATGACAGCAGGTGATAAGGTATTAAATCCTATGATATTTAATGGTAATATATTATGGACATATGAAAAGATAGGTATGTTTGATACAGTAGCAGAAAGTAAATCATTTATTGAATCATACATCAATGAGGATGCAACTAAACTAATCAATGAGAGACAGCATGATGTGTGACAGTTGATAAAGAGTCCAATACTATGCCCATTCTTGCCCACATGTGCTTATAATATGCAGGTATCAATCGCATTACTTGCTTAATGACAGTAACACGCACTAGAAGGACTAGAAAGGCATCACCTAAGAAATCCCCTGCTAGACCTAAAGTGACTAAAGTTACACCACCTGCAAGACCTGATACACTTCTCAAATTTGATGACTACAAGAAAGACATCAAATTAAGACTAGAAATCCACAATTATGAGATTTCAGCACTATGGGATGATGTTAAATGGTCTTATGATAAAATCTCTAAGTATGTCAAATCATCATATGATAGGGCATTCAACCAGTAGAGTAAGTGGCACAAGACCCCTACACAGGGGTCTTTTTTAATGTATAATAATATTATTAATCATTATTGAATCCCTTGATTTCACTACGACCACATCAATTACGTGCATTAAATATAATGCAACGTGAAGATAAGGGACAAATAATAGTGCCAACTGGAGGTGGCAAAACTTACATTATGATTAATGATTTCATTGCTATGTTACAAGAATGCAATGAAATTGAAGCATCTAATGTAACAGTAGTTGTTGCACCTCGTATATTATTAGCACAGCAATTATGCGATGATTTCTATCATCAAGTCCCACAAGATTTAAATATATTTCATGCACATAGTGGAAGGACTACGTTTCCAAGTTCTACTAAATCAGATGAAATTGCAGAGTTTGTTGATAATAATCATCAAACAATTATATTCACAACTTATCACTCATTAAAGAAAGTTGTAGAATCTGATATAACAATAGATTGCATTTATTTTGATGAATCACATAATGGCACAGCAAAATCATTCTTTGATAGTGTTAGTGCTATGAGTAAATATGCAACACGTTGTTATTATTTTACAGCAACACCTAGAATATCATATAAACATGATAGAGGGATGAATAATAAACATATCTGGGGAAATATCCTGGAATCCGTCCCTGCACCTGAGTTAATCGATGGTGGAAGTTTAATACCACCTACAATAATACCATTTGAAGTTGATACAAACTATACTAAACATAATGCACATGTCCATCATTCAATTACTATACAAAATGTTATAGACAGTATAGAATTAGAGGGCAGCAAAGTATTAATTAGTGTCCCATCATCTAAGGTATTAATTAACATGTTATCACGCACATATTTGATAAAAGAGTTAAGAAATAAAGGATACGATTTATTACACATAACAAGTAAATTTGGTGCTTATGTCAACAACAAAAAAGTTAATCGCTCTCAATTCTTTGAGACTCTCAAGCAATGGGGTGAAGAGAAAGAAAGAAAATTTGTTATCTTTCATTATAGCATCCTATCGGAAGGCATCAACGTTAGTGGACTCACTCATACAGTATTCTTGCGAAATCTTAACATCGTTGAGATGGCACAGAGCATCGGACGTGTTATTAGGATGGATAAACAAGATACCAAAGATATTGCAGAAGGCACTATTGATAGTGGGGATATTTGTAATTATCGCAAATCCACTGGTTATTGCATTATTCCTACTCACAAGAGTTATGGCACTAAAACTCTCAAAAGAATGCAAAGAATAACGGATGACATTTTTAGAGATGGTGTGCATACTACCGCATACTGTTGATGTGACACCGCACAAAGTGTCCACTATATGCGGACAAGGTGCGGAAATCGGTTATAATAAGAATATGGGAAACGAAATCCCATCCCTGAGACTCTTAATTATCCACTTGGTAAACAGGTTAGCATAGAGTCAGACATCTGGGATTTTGTTTCTCTCACCTTTGTAAATCTTTACTTCTCTCTTAACATGCGTAAAATTGAATCAGAAATGAATGCAGCAGTAACAAATCGTTACAACTTCAGCAAGTCAAATACAACTGTCAACATCAATGATAGAATCGCTGAGGTCAGACTTCATGGAAATTTAATCGCAAGAGTTGGTGACAATTTCGTCCAAATCTTCGATGGTGGTTGGCAATCAGTTACAACCAAATCTAGATTAAATGCACTATTACAGGCAGTAACACCTAACGGTGGTGTATTTCAAAGAGATTGGACTTGGTATTACCACTCAAACAAAGTTGGCACAGTCCCATTTTTCTCAGGTATGGAAGCAGCATAAACCCTGCTCTCACCTGAGTTTTTACTGGCATTTAATATAATGTAAGTCCAGTATTTTGTCCCTTTGCTTATTACAAAATGTCAAACAACGTTGCATTTAACTTTCTTGTTGAATCTCTATCTAGAGCAGAAACAGGTAACGAATTAATCGCACTAATTGACACATACCTTGCAAATCAAGGTTAATTAAATAATAATGAGGGGTGCAATTCCCCTCTCATTCTTTACATTCTCTCATGTTAAATCATCTTTCAGACTTATTAGAATCATGGTGTAATTCTCAGCAATTAGAGTTTATTAGTGCTGACGATTTACTACATGGTTACTATCAACAACTAACCATAGATCAAAGAGATTGGTTAAACAATTACATTGAAATATGGGATAAAACACAACAATTTGAGGTGGGTTAATCATGTATATAAGTGAAACATTAGGACGTATCTTTTGGTGTGATGGTGATAACTATGATTTCAAATCATGTCCACTAAAAGAAGACAATACAGGCGATTTTGACTATTGGGATTATGTATCAGAGTGGACAGAATGGCATGAAGTTGATATGAATTTATTATTTAATATTCATAAAACATGTGTATTTAATAAGAGAGAATACGCAAATTCATTATCACTTAATGGGGTATAATTAATGCACTATTCAACACCATACGACATAGGATTAGGCGATTTAGTGTTATTTAAGGGCATTATTTACTATGTCTTAATTAACTACATTAAAGGTGAAACTGATGCTAAAGGTTATACACCAAACAGCAACAGAACCATCTTAATTAATGATACTTTAGGCACAAGAATTATGTGTCATAATTATAAAGAATTGGAGGTAATTGACTATGAGTAAGTTAACACAAAATGATGTAATAGGCATGTCTATTACTGAATTAAAAGATTATATTAAACAATCAGATAATGCAACAGAGCATGATATAATCAATAAAGAGTTATATTTTAGAGAGCAAAGGAGGATTTTAATATAATGTCAAGTGATGAGTTTGAAATCAAATTACCTGTATATTTTACATGTAATGAGTATAAATTCGTAAGGGAATGTATTCAAAATGCACAGGATAATTGGACACAAGATAAATACAAAACTTGTGATATTGTCCTTAATAAGTTATATGAATTAAGTGAAACTTGCATACAAGATAGAATCAATTAACATTAAATCATTCAATCGCATTATTAACAATGGCAACATTAAATCCACGTCCAGTTTACAACAATCCACAGAAACCAGTTGTTAACAACAATGTCAACAAATTCCCCAGATTAACTAATCAAGAATGGGATGATATTATAGGATTAATTGATGATAAACTAGAAAGGCAATATTATGAGAGTTATCAAACAATAAAGGACAAACTAGAAGCATATAGGCAGGAAGATGTAATTGTCAACAGACTTTGTGACACTAATATTAGTGACTACGATAGGATACCAAATCGCTATTAATACATTATAATATTAGTATAGACAACAAACAAACCTTATGAATCCAGTATTAAAGCAATTCATTGATTACATTTTTTCATTCTACGGATGTCCGAATGATGTCCTTTACCCATTAGTTAAGGATAACAGGATGGTGACTAAGTTAGAAATCTATCAAGCAATCAAAGTTTATCTTGCTAAACTGGAAACCGCATCCGCAGGATCTTTCTACACTTGGGGCGGTGGTGATTCTCTAGACAGAGAAAGAGTAAGGGATATCTTAATCTCAGATTTCAACTTCACACTTCAGTAAACAATCACATTTTTAAAATCATGCCAAATGCTTCAAACAAACTACAGACAGACCTTTTCAACATCGCATCTAATCACGAAGGGATTTTAGATATGATAGTTTACGGATTTGTTAATGACATGTCACCATCTCAAGTAAGACAATATCAAGACATGCTAGACACCAATTTTCCTAATCAAGTATCCTAAAATGTTACAACTTCCTACTTCTTACCTAAAATCAGACACATTACTCAAAATCTATCTAACAGTAACACGCAAACCACAAAGTGTTTACAATCCCCCTAGAAGTAGAAAGTTATCAATACTACATGATTATTAATCTCTAAGTATTAACAAATCACTCACAGTTCGCCAAATTTTTTATTAATCAAATGACCAAACTTTCCACTCTAATTGATAACATAAACAACACACAAGTTGTAGAGCAAAATGTATATAAACTTGCAAAATGTGTAGATGCTAGTTATAAACAATCATATGATTATAGAGAGATTAATTGTGAAGTTAAAAAAGGTAAAAAGTATTGGAAATTAATATTTGACAACAGCGTACATGCATTTGTAGATGTAAACAATGGTGACGTATTTAAACCTGCTAGTTGGAATAAACCTGCTAAACATGTGAGGTATAATTTATTAACTAATCCAGAGATTTGCTTCTCTAAATGTGATTGGGCAGGAGGATATTTGTATATAAGATGATAACAATCTCACCACACATGCAAGGGAGTTTTCCACAATTAGCGGACATACTTGTGGAAAATAGTGTATATTTAAAATGTCAAATTAAATGTATGTTTGTGTTATTTAACGATGATAATATTGACTCTAGTTAGTGTTATCT